CACGCATTTGATGATCGTGTCGGTTTGGGTTCCGTCCACGATACATCTGGTAAAGCATGGAAGACAGTCAATGTCTATCGCAGTGTTCAAGTTACAGTTGTTGCAGGGCATCTTTTTTTTGAAGTGAATTATTACAAGATCTAATCCGACTTAGGTTAAATAAAATGTGGATTTATAATAAAAATGAACGTCGCACTCGAAGCTATACTTCGATCATTTGCACTGTTCCTAGGTGTATTTTTCACAGTGACGTGGGGGCGAAAGAGTAAACCCGCGTGGGACGCGGCGATGATTGTATCGGCCATATTGATCGCCCTCCTATTGGCTTTCACGCAAGTCATAGCTTAGAAAGGTACTTACTCCCAACCTTCTTCATGAATCTGTGTTTTTCTTCCCGGCTATCGAAGATGATTTTAAATCCATTACCAAAATATGGTTTGGGTGCGGGTTTATAGTAGTCTTCTAATTCATCATCTGACTCTTCGAAAACATAATCCGGATCTGGGTTTCTAGTACGTCTAACACGCATATTTCTTATTCAATTGTAAGTATTTGACTTTATCTAGGTTTAAAGATGTACATCTATACATCTTTAAATGAAGACGGTCATCATAGCGCTTCCAGGAAATCAGTTTTCGGGTGCATTTTTGCGAAACTGGACAAATGCACTTTTATATCTACAAGGAAAGGGTTACAAAGTCATGATGGTAAATGACTATAGTAGCTTTGTTCCATTTTCAAGAATGAAAACTCTTGGTCTTAACACGCTCAGAGGCGTTGATCAAAAACCATTTAATGGCGAAGTTGATTACGACGTGTGGGTCACTATAGACAGCGACATCTTTTTCATACCGGAACAATTGGAACAGTTAATAGAAGATACCGATAAATACCCAATAGTATCAGGTATTTACAGAATGATAGACATGAAACACTACGCTGCAGTAAAAACATGGAACGCAGATTATTTCAAGAAGCATGGGACATTTAAATTTTTGCGTACGGAAGACCTTGAAGGTGCGCCGAATTATATGAAAGTGGCGTATAATGGTATGGGATTCATGGCTGTAAAACGAGAGGTACTCGAAAATATGAAATACCCATACTTTCATAGGGAATTACAAGTATTTGAGGCAGACGATGGTACAGTCATACACGAAATGTGCTCAGAAGATGTGTCGTTTTGTAAAAATGCTAAAGATGTGGGATACGACATCATTGTAAACACGGAATTGAAAGTGGGACACGAAAAGGAACTTGTAATTTAAAACCTGATTCTCAATGGCGGTAAAGGTATGTCATCAAACGAATTCACGGTTGCTGTATTTGAGGATGCACCCACTAGATTCTCGAGGAACGTGCGAGTATTTGATATGGGTACAGATACATCATCAAATCTCGCCATTCTTGAACGGACTAAATCACGCTTCATCTGTGTGATTTCTTTGCGCAGTGTTTCATTTTGTTCCATTAATTCTAAATAGTCATTCGTTAAATTAAGTATGTAATTGTCTCTCACGGTATCACCGGAAGCGTACAAACGTTTGAGATTATCACATATTTCGAGATACACATTTTCGGGGAGGTCAGTTTTGTGTTCGTCCACAAGGGACATGATACTTCTGATAGGATCCATTTTTAATTATTACACACAAATCTTTTATTCTCCTTCACTTTCTAACATGATGCGCAATCGTTCTTCTATACTCTGACCATTCTCTTCACACACCTCGAAGTCGGCATCAGCTGTATCCGGATCAAAAATATCCCCGTGATTTTCACATAATTCACAGACCACACCTTCTGTTGGCGACTCACCTATGGGGTGATTATGTTCCGGTACAAGTTTCTTCTGCTTCACTTTCTTGACTTTTGGTTTTCGATTGGGCTTTGGTTCACGCACGGTGTTGCTTGATGTTGGTCTATCGTGCATAGCACACACATCCTTACCATCAAGAGCACACCTTTTACACCTATTGCCACTCGTTGCCGCTGTAGCGCTACACTGTACCTTCGGTTTAGTTGTAGGTTTAGGTGTCGACCTTTTTTTCGTTTTCATTTCTTCTCGGATACATTTAACTTCTTCGTGAAGTTGTTTGTTCTCGACCCGAAGCGTTTTCACTTCTTCGATGAGAGACTTGACGAGATCGGTGAGATGTGTGATGTCGGCCATTTTGAGTTTGAGTGACTTATTTTATCATACAACTCGCACCGACTTAGGAATTCTTTTCTCAGTAATTTTAATGATCGATCGACCAGTGTCACTTGTTCTCGTTGAAGCTATATTGATAGGATTACTGACATTGGCTATATACACGGGCGTATCTAAAGCCGTGAAAGATACACGGGCACTCATACTTACAGGAGCACTCGTCCACCTCTTTTTTGAATATTCTCCAATGGGAAATTTAAATGAACGTTATTGCAAATATTTATTAAAAGCCTAATATTGAACTGAGAACTCTATTCTTCCATTCCTTTATGGTTTCTGGCTTTCGACCGTACTTGAGCTCTAAAAGGGTTTCAGAGGCTATACCTTCATCTACATGTGATTTACAACACCCATATTTAGATGATTTATGCAAACACCCAGGATATTTACATTTAGGTCTCGTCTTCACTGTCGTACGTATACTTTCTTCTTTTTCTAGGTGGTTCGTCTTCACCGTGTTTAATTTCCCCATCTTCAGTATCCGATTCGGTCTCCGATTCGGTCTCCGATTCAGTCTCCGATTCAGTCTCCGATTCGGTACAGGATTCAGACTCACTTGGGTAGTCGATAAGAGGTAAATATTCTTCGAGTGCTTCCCAATCAACCCACTCAGATAACTCGTTATACTTGATGAATTCTTTCAATTGCCCCTTTTCCTTAATACCCCACGTATTCTTTGCAATATCAACCCAATAATCAAGTGATTCTTCGTCAATTTGAATAGGGTACAAATTTACCTCATCTTCGTCGCTACCACCTTGTAATTTAACGTGTTCACAGTACATATCATACATGTACTCTAACACGCCGGTGTTAGGCATACTTGCATCTTCCAAGAAATTTTCATGACCAAATGTCAAGAAATGAACTTGGCCATATGATGCATTTAGTTTTTCCTTTAAAATACCCATGTAGCACAGGTGACTTTTTGAATTATGGGGAATGAGCTTTTCCGGAAAATTATGACATTTCAATGCCCACACCTCCGTGTCTACACCGGTCATTCTGGTCATCAAATCATCCAAATAGGAAAGACGACAGAGAGTCGTGCAATGCTTAACAAGTTCAAGGCAGAGGCTCATTGTTTCTATCTATATCATTTACGTTTGATTTGTTTAAGTGTATTATTAAAAGTCAATTCTAGATGCAAGTCTACCGAAGGTCGATTTCTTAAAGATCTTTTCTCGTTGTTCGAAATCTCTACAACGCTCTACAATTTCGTAAAGTCTTACCTGGGCTTCCATGAGTTTATCGTCGTGAGTAAATTCCGTGTGTCTAGTTGAAGGTCTCCAACTTGAAAATTTGCTGTAAAAACGTTCCTTCTCAATATTTCGATTTTCAATTTCCTTGAAGCGTTCAATTTCAGAACAACACACCATATATTCGTTCATCCGATCATTGAGTGTTTGCATTTTTAATTCGTGCATTCGCAATCTCACGAGATCAATTGCTGGATCATAGATCGAAGAGTCTTCTTCTCCGTAAATTTGGTGCACACGAAGAGTCTTGAGAATGATACCCAGATCCCTGAAGCTCATGTCGTAAATGGAGTGATTGTTTTTTTGGTGCATCCGGACACCGCATCTCTTGTTGGATGACCTTTTTCCAAATTTCGAGTTGGATGTCTGTACACAGAGGTCTCGTGGCTTGACAGAACGCAAGGCGGAAATCATGGGTCGTGCAACCATCTTGCATTATATACTCACTAATCCTTTATAAGTCTTTGGAAATTGAAGTGTAATCTCTTCACCAGCCTCGTTTATGGCTGTGACTATCTCGTAACCTTCTTTGGTATGTTCAGTTTTTATGTCGTAGCTGATTGTCTTAGGAATAAAAATGTTAAATAATCTGTCGTACAGACTCATTCTTCTTTCTTCTTACTGAGATGTTCTTCTTCGAGTTTTTTCTTCTCGCTCTGTATAGTTCTCAGAAATCGATTAGGATGCTCTGAAAGAGACGCCCACCTAAAGTCGTCGATTGAATATTCAATATATTCCGGTACGTGTGCTACAAACACAAATACACCCTTTACGAACCTGAAGGCCCACGTAGTCGCTAAAGCGTAGCAAAAAGCTCGTGGATAAAGCCACCACATATATGTGTTTATGTTACGCTTTTTTTATCTGACTTAAATACAAGATGAATCTTCATGAAGTACCGAAGAAGATCCAGTACATAACAATTGATTCAGAATTCGTAAATGGTTCAAATAACACGTTTACGATTGATTTTTCTTTAGATTCAAATGTACACATGGAAGACATGACTAAAGTCATAGGATTCAAAATAGTTGATTTTTACGTGACCCAGGTTGGGGAGAATGATTCAAACGGAGCAACTGATGTATCAAAATACATAGATATTGTGTGCGAAGATATACCAAAACGAGCACAAATACTCGATGAAAGAAATGGACAAATACTTGCGCGTGTACCACTCGAAAGGAGTTTTACCGGGAGTAACTCATTCATAATGAGGGATAAACAATGGAGGTCATTTCACAGAGAAACCTCTCTATTTAACCCTATATCAATACAAAAAACAAATTTCAAATTGTATGAATCACAAGGTGATGGAGACTACGAACTACTTAAGCCAAATGTTTCATTTTATATGATAATTGAAATAACAACTATAGACGTAAAAGAAAAACCAAGAAACAAAGAGATACAGATCTTACAGGCGTTAGATCGCCTGATGGACAAAATAGACAACCTTAATCACAATGTCAAAAAGTTACCTGATGCAGACCAATTGGAGAAAGCTAGAAAGGAAACAAAGAAATACCCATTTAGCTATCTCATAATAATGGTAGTTTTAATTCTAGGAGGCGTGTATTACATTACTTCAAAACAGGCTCCCCAACCTCAACCTTCTTTTTAGTTGTCTTTCGAACAACCTTCTTCACTGGCTTTGGTGCTTCTTCAACTGGAGCTGGAGCTGGAGCTGGAGCTGGAGCTGGAGCTGGTTCAGCCTTCTTTACTGGAGCTGGAGCTGGTGCAGTCTTCTTTACTGGAGCTGGAGCTGGAGCAGAAGGTTTCACGCCACCGTCAATCTCATCAACGAGACGCAACAACACACTGTAGACGTGCTCCTTGTTGATGCGAAGTGAAGCCATTTCGTCACGAATTTCTTTCTTGAGAGCTTCCATTTTAATATACATAAAGGAAATATTATCTTTAAACATAATGCTCATCATAGGACCAACTCTTCTGAGTGGAATAGGACAATGCACAAAGAAATACACAGAGTTGTTCCCTGATTGGAAATATATGGAAATTACAGAGGATATACCTGAGTGTGAAAGAGCATTTATATTTGCATTACCAATCGATTACTGGTTAAATAAAATACCGGAACTAAAGAAAAAAATCAAACATTTGCACTGTATGACTATATGTGAGACAGAAACTGTACATGAAGATTACGGTAAACTGTTCAAGTTTTTTGACCGAATCGCTGTTGCGAGTGAATTCTGCAAAAAAGTATTTTCGAGACAATTTCCCGATACAGAATTTTATGTTCTGAGATCACACGTACCACATAACGACGTATACACATTTTATCACATAGGAAATATTGTAGACCAAAGAAAGAATTTTAGAGACATACTGGAAGCCTTTATTCGTTTGGATAAACCGGACACGAAACTCATCGTGAAAGCGACATGCAATAATCCAATTCAAATAAACCTACCAAGAGTAGAAGTCATTAATGGCCTTTTACCAGATAGTGAAATGGACAAAATACACCGCCTGTCTGATTGTTACGTGAGTTTCTCGAGTTCAGAAGGAATAGGTCTAGGTGCAGTGGAAGCGGCAATCAGGGATAAACCAGTTATTATTACTGATTACGGTGCGGCACCCGAATACATAAAAACACCGTATACAATAGAGTGCGGACTTCAAGAGTTGCAGAATGACGACTTCTTGTTTAAAAGGGGTATGCGATGGGGCAAACCTAACAAACAACAACTCGCGGAATTTATGGAAGACGTGTATGAGAAACGATTGAGATATATGGATCACTCACATACGAAACACATGGTGAGTAAGGAAAACGTCTCACAACAATTCATCGATGATGTAATTGGTAAGGAAAACAATGAGACCCGTGAGAATAGCACCTGAGGCGATCGCACCCTTTTGAGCGATTAACATGGACACGATATCATCGACAAATCCAACGTTTGTTGGCTTCTTTACTGTATCTGGGACAATCTTGGCGATAGCTACATAGAGAGCCATTGCTATTACAACTGGACGAAGCGTCTCTTGGTCTAACATTTATAGTACACTAATATTTTATCTTCGGTTGATGTTTTTTGCAGAAACCGCCACATGCAGCCTTAAATCCACACGGCTTTCCAGACAGAGTCACTGCTTGGCAAGTGTGTACTACACGTCTTTTTTCTACCGTTCGCTCGGGTGCTTTGTCTATGACTTGAATGATTCGACTCTGCCTGTCTTTTCTGAGTTGTGCATACTTTTGTTTCATTTTCCAAGTTGCGTTTGCGAGTTTAGTACATCTATCGGTGGGAGAATCCACCCGGTACATGCGCATGGCGTCGGCGAGGCACTGTTCGTAGGACATCTTTAGAATGCTTTGATTAACAAGGTGGTGGGGGCTGACTTAGGTACTAGATGACACGATGTCTATCAACAATCAGATCATGGACGCCTCCCACGATAGATTGTAAAATAAAAAAGTGGAATGCACTTTGGATAGTTTCTGCGAAAGTATTCATTTTTGATTACAAATTAATCAGGTCTGGTGAACTACTTAGGAACTAAAAAAACGCGGATCTATCATGGATTTCTAAAAATTCCTTTTCCGAGGAAAGTAGTTCAAACCCGCGATTCATGCGTCTTGTTATCCAGTCCAATCTTGACTTGGTTATCACGCGACGAGCTCCCTCTAATGGGAAAATAGAGTTGAAAATAGGTAAATCTATTATAACATTTTCGATACGCGCACCCTTCTTCACATTTTCATCTTTTGTGAGTAGTTGGATATTTTTGTGATTGAATATGCGAGTCCATTGATCTACATCATTTATATTTTCCTCTACATACAAGACCTGTCTCGGTACGATCTCGTCTATCTCAAAGGGGTAGCGTCCAGAAACAACATCGTCCCAGGTGACGAAAGAATATGTGACGCCATATCTAATGCGCATTTTTTCCATAAGACGTGTGATAAGTTCATCTCTGCTTATACCAATGAGTGGCTCATATTTATCGTAATTTTTACCATGTCTAATTGCATTACTTATATTTGCCCTAATATCGTTCGACCACTGTCGACCCATATAATGAGAATAGCAGTGCAAACATCTGCATGACGACACCTGTGCATGCCACTTCAAACCATACTGACCAATATGGCGCGTAGAATTAACATCAGAATTGCACAACTGTCTAAACCTGGGTTTCCTGTCCCCTTCTGTAATACAAACTGATAACACATGACTTCCGTCTTCTCTTAGTTTAATAGATACAAGTCTAATATCAGTATCGTTGTGCTCCCATGTCTCGCCCGGTGTTAAGGTGAGGCTTGATTTTGATACCACCACTGTCTTGGATTGTTTCATCGAGTTTGAGTTATACTTTTTAAGTCTAAGTCTATTCATCGCTTCTTCACGCAGAATAGCCTTGCGCTCGGGTGTGAGTCCTTCACCTTTTCGCGTATAGTAGGGTTTTACGCAGCACCCGGATGGGCATCCATTCGGTGCGAACCGGCACTTAGGACAGCCTCGACCGTTTTCGTATGGTGTGACCATATTTATTAGATTAAATACTAAACGCTTAAGTTATTTCTTCTCAACTAGGGTCATAACAGTAATTAATTTTGATGATTCAAAGACCCCTACCTTTGTTTTAATAAAAATGGCTTAAGTGGAAGCCTCGTTTATTAAAAAGTAAGGACAATGAGCGAAAGTATCCAAAAACTCACACACGTGGAACACATATTGAAGAGACCCGACTCATATGTTGGTCCTGTGTCTCGTGTTGGTGAGCAGTATTGGGTCAAGGAAGGTGATGGATTTGAAAAGAAGACGGTCATCTATGCACCAGCACTTCTCAAGATTTTTGACGAAATTCTTGTTAATGCGATCGACCGTAATTCACTCTATCCAAAACAGGTAACGTCAATCTCAGTCAATATTGACCGGGAGAAAGGTGAAATCAGTGTTGAGAACAACGGGCCTCTCGGGGGTATCGCAGTGAAGGAACACGAAAAGGAAAAGATTTGGAATCCAGAACTCACGTTTGGGCATCTTCTCACGAGTACAAACTATGATGATTCACAGCAGCGTGTTGTGGGTGGTAGAAATGGATATGGTGCAAAACTCACGAATGTATATTCGAGCAAATTCTCCATCAAAATTAAGGACTCTGAAAACAAGACGACGTATACACAAGAATGGACGGATAATATGAAAACGTGTGGAAAGCCAAAGATGCGTAGCTACTCGGGTACAACGTCGAGTGTCTGTGTGACGTTTACACCTGACTGGTCAAGATTTGGTATGACTGCAATGGATGATCACATCTTCAAAATCTTTGAGAAGCGTGTTTATGACGCAAACATCTGTACGACACAGGGGTGTAAAGTCAAGTTTCAAGGTGAAGCGCTCCCGAAGACGGCATTCAATGAATATGCTAAAATGCACACAAAATCAGACGAGGTTTGCTTATTTACGTCAGATAGATGGTCAGTGTGTGTTGCCCCGTCTGAAGATGGTTTCGAACAGGTGTCTTTCGTCAATGGTATCTGTACAACGAAAGGTGGGAGTCACGTGGATCATGTAGCGGGTATCCTTGCGTCAAATATCATTGATGAAATGGCGAAGAAGATCAAACTCAAACCACAACAAGTGAAGAATGCATTCATGGTATTCGTAAGAGCAACGCTCGTCAATCCCACATTCAGTAGTCAAGTCAAATCCGAGTGTACACTCAAACCACAGGAATTTGGGAGCAAATTCGAGCCGACGAAGAAGCTTATCAAAGACATTCTCAAAACGGGTGTTCAGTCTGAATTGATGGCACTCTCCAAATTCAAAGAGATGAAGGAGCTCCAAAAGTCTGACGGTGCACGAAAGTCTAAAATCACTGGTATTCCGAAGTTGGATGATGCAAACAAGGCAGGAACACAACAATCTGGGAAATGTACTCTCATCATCACAGAGGGTGATTCTGCTAAGTCTCTCGCAGTTGCGGGTCTTTCAGTGGTTGGGAGAGATTATTACGGTGTATTTCCACTCCGGGGAAAATGTAAGAACGTAAGAGATGCATCGGTCAAACAGCTCACAGAGAACAAGGAGTTTAGCGACCTCAAGAAGATTCTGGGTTTGCAACAGGGTAAAGTATACACATCACTTAATGAACTCCGCTACGGGAGACTCATGATTATGACGGATGCTGATACAGATGGGAGTCATATCAAAGGTCTCGTACTTAACATGATTCATTACTTTTGGCCAAGTTTACTTGACCTAAATTTTGTGGTGAGCATGGTAACACCCATCATCAAGGCGACAAAAGGGTCTCAAACAATGTCTTTCTACACGGATTCTATGTTTAGACTCTGGTACGGAAACGGAAAACCTGGGTGGAAAATTAAGTATTACAAGGGTCTCGGTACCTCTACATCTGCAGAGGCGAGAGAGTATTTCAAGAATATTGAAAAGCTCACGGTCAAGTTCGACACCGATGAAAAGACGGATGATTCTGTGGTACTCGCCTTTGATAAAACAAAGGCTGATTCTCGAAAGACGTGGCTCTTAGAAAGCACCGAAAAGGAGAGTTCGGAGCTTGAGATACCATATGGAAACATCGAAAGAATTAACATTACGGAATTCATTCACAAGGATCTGGTAAATTTCAGTCTCGCAGATTTGAAGCGATCCATCGCACACATGTGTGACGGTCTCAAACCTTCTCAAAGAAAAGTCATGTATTCATGCTTCAAGAAGAATTTGACGAATGAAATGAAGGTTGCGCAGTTGGCGGCGTATGTCGCAGAAACATCGGCGTACCATCACGGAGAGGTATCACTCGCAGATACGATTGTAAAATTAGCACATAATTTTACAGGTTCAAACAATATCAATCTCCTCGAACCTTGTGGTCAGTTCGGTACGAGACTCATGGGTGGTAAGGATGCGAGTCAAACGAGGTACATTTTCACGAAGCTCACAAAGGATGCGAGAAAGCTCTTTGATTCACGGGATGATGCAGTACTCAAGTATCTTGACGACGACGGACGACCAATCGAACCGGAATACTATGTACCAATTTTACCAACTGTCCTTGTTAATGGAACCGAAGGCATTGGAACCGGTTTCAGTTGCTATGTTCCACCGTTTAACCCAAAAGACATCTGTGAAAACATAGAGCGAGCTATTTCCGGGCAGTCTCTCAAAGAAATGAAACCATGGTTTGATAAATTCAAGGGTCGTGTTTTCAAGAACGAAGATGGTCTTTGGATTACAGAGGGTGTATGGTCAAGCAACAGTGCGGGAACGAATGTTAAGATTACAGAGCTTCCACCGGGACGTTGGACACAAGATTACAAAGAATACTTGGATGGACTTGTGGATAAGAAGATCATATCCGGATTTGTGAATAACAGTACAACCGAAAATGTGGATTTCACAATCACGGGGTACACAGGGAAGAATCTCATCAAAGATTTTAAGCTCCAAAAATCGTTCCATGTGAGTAACATGCACCTGTTCCACCCAACCAAAGGTATCAAGAAATATGAAAGTCCAGAAGAGATTTTGGTTGATTTCATAGAAGTGAGAATGCAAACATACAAGAAACGAAAAGAACATCTCATCGCCGTTCTCAAAGAGAAAGCGAAGAAGCTTGAGAATATGTCTCGTTTCGTGGATGCGGTGATTAACGAGCGAATCATTGTGTTCAAAAGAAAGAAGAGTGATCTCGAAAGTGAGATTTCAAAAACATATGATACATTTGACGGTTCATATGACTATTTGCTCAACATTAAGACGTATCAATACACCAAAGAAGCTGTGCAGTCACTCGTAGAAGATACACGAAAGGCGACCGAAGAGCTTAAAATACTGAATTCAACCACGCATTTGGACATGTGGAAAACAGATTTAAAAATATATAAGCAATAAGTAGTATGTGCGATAGATCGGGGCCAGATACCGGTGCTGCACTTTGCTTGACCGCTATAGGTCAGCAGGACACATACCTTTTAGGAGAGGGAAAATCCTTCTTTAATTACGAACCAAAACAACATTCTGAATTTAGAAAGTTTCATAGGAATTATACAGTTTACAAACCAAATGTAGCCAACACTGGGTGGCCCTTCGGAAACGATATAAAGGTGACATTTAGACCCCAAGACATGGGTGATTTACTTTGTAATATGTACATAAAGATCGTTTTACCAAAATTATCAGACTTAGCCACGAATGAAACCGCTGGTTACGCAGAAAACATAGGAAAACACCTGTTCAAAAAAATTGACATGCGGGTCGACGAAACTATTTTAGAGACATACAACCATGACATTGGATTAATTTATGATGAACTGTATACGGATAGCTCAGAAAAATTGAGTAAAATATATACTGACGGTCGCACTACGGATGCAAGTAGCAAAACAACTGTATATATACCAATACCACTGTTCTTTTCTAGAAATTATGAATCAGATGACTATGAACAGGTGACACACAATAGACCGTATTTCCCACTATGTAGCATAAACAAACAAAAATTGGAATTTGATATAACATTTAACCCACAAACATTCTTTGCTCTCACGAATGATACAGTCGAACTAGACGACTTTGATATAATAACCGAAGAGATTACACTCACACATCAGGAACGATTGTTTCTAACGAGCAATAAATACACTATGATAACAGATATATTCAAAAGACACCCGTCAGAAGTCACGGAAGAGAACAGGGACACATTCAAAATAGAGCTTACACCAGAAAACCGAGTAAAAACTTTACACTTTTTCTTTAGAAATATAGACTTCGAAGACGAAAATGTAGAAGGTTCGTATTATGTAGATAATACTTTAGCTGAAAACAAAAATAAGATGTTCTACAAAAATAGATTTAATTTCACTACGAGTGATTCGTTCGACAACAATGAAGATGGCATTCTAGAAAATATAGTAGATTCAATTGATATATTCATCGACAATCAGCGAATTCAAAACCTAGAATACAACGATCACACATATTATAGATATATTACCGGTATGGAAACATATCTGTCGTCTACTAAAAAGAACATATACAGCTATACATTTTCTATGATACCACGGAATGTGAATCCATCTGGTAGTCTCGATTTCACAAACATCAAAAACAACAGAACCTCTATTAACTGCAATCTTAGAACGGATAGAATTGACGGTAAAACTTTTACATTTAACATGTATTACACGTGCTATAAAACATTCACATTTGAGAATGGATACTTAACTACGAGAAACGAAGAATCTATATCGTATTCACCAACTTCGAATTATATGTCATCTAATGGAAAATACAGTATAAATGATGAAATGGTTCTAGAAACAGGTGATTCAACTGTTATGTTGGCATCATTTCCCGAATAGAATACCCTTGTTTTCGTTTATATAATTTATGATTCCATTTTTAATGCACCATTTGATGAAATTGAGCTGTGCAACAGTCGTATTAATTTCATCATCTGTACCCGGAACTTTATATGAAATTTTTTCTGATCTACAAAATGGATCAAATAATTTCTTGCTATATCCATCAAGTGTAGACTTGTAAGCACAGTGAACACTGAAAATCTTACCATCAGTCGTCTTGTACATCAAATCTGTCTTCTTAGAATAATTCGTTATGAACCATTCCAAGTTTCTAAGAGAAATGCCACCAGTCTTGGAAAGAATTTGTGTGAGCATTTTACTATTTTCGGGCGTACCATAAAACGTATCTATTGAATTTAGTAGGATATCTGATTTCTTCATATTACATCATACTTCTCAAATCTCTAAATTGATTATTTTTAGAATCCTCGCATGCCGGACACCCAGCTTTGTACATGGGTGGTAATGAGTGATTATGCCTCTTTACCGTGTTCACAGATACAGGGTTGCAAAGTTTCTGTGTATTGACATGTGACATACAATATTCACCGTGACTCGCTTTTCTTGTACACGGTTCACCACCTTTTTTTATACCCATGCAATATCCACGTGGATTTGGTAAATCCCGCATAAGCAATTTAAGAGGTATACCATGTGTGATAGATATCTTCTGTGCAAACATTAGCATCCTTTCGTGGCACACCCTCTCTACCTCATCTTCAAAAGCTCTTGATAAATTATCAGAAACCCGCATACCCTTATTACAGTATAGCGCCTAATTTTTAAATGGGAGTTCATCGAGAGGCGTCTCCTTTTGTTTTTTTGGTCTTCGTTTGGGTTTGATTTTGGTAAGAATCTCGCCAAATATTTCCTCTTTGGGGTCTTCAAATAATGGTTCCAAAAGATCACACACTGGATTGATAAATTTATTCATGAAATAGTATTCATAGTCAATAGGTACATTATTGTCCTTCACATATTTTGGATCTTCTGATTTTTCAAAAGCCTTTGCTTTTGGGTCGTCCGTCTTCACAAGAATGTAAGGCACTCGGTCACCTGACTGTGGTTCTGAACCAGGTTGCCTCTCACGCATTTTACGGACAACCTGCACATGCGCTTGGTTTATGTCTTTGATACCGGGGCTATTTATAGATACACCGTGCCCCTTGACTTTGTATGAATCAGACAAACTCTGTGAAAGTGTGAGCTTTTCGTTCGGTACATCACCTTCCAGTAGTTCGATGGCTCTCTGAAGTGCGAGTGCTTTCGGTGGTTCGGTATCACTACTTTCAAGTACGACATCCAAGAGTTCCTTACACACCTCTCTTACATGTGCTGTGTTATCACGTCTCACGAGCTGAAGACCCTTTACATCAATGTAATCCATATTCATCTTTCCATCCTTTCCTTGTGTCCACAGCTTTGCGGCGTATCGTTTTTTAGAATAGAGGAAATAGGGCCAATACACCTTTTCGAGTTCCAAATTATTCGGTTTCTTGAAAAGTGCGGTACATTCTTCAGCGGCGCGCTCACCAATCTCCCAACTGTACTCAACGGCTTCAAGACCTTTACGATCACCCACATCAAATTCTACCATGACTGAATCGGTATTGTGTACTACCAATTCACCCGGTCCCACATGGAAATGATGTGATTCGGTTGTGAGATCATACACGTAGTCATTAGTTTCACCCAAATTTTCAAGCTTCTTAATCGCAATTGGATTTTTTCTTTGTGTGGAATTAGTCCACGTTTGCCTCAATACATGTTTTTTGTCTTTGCGTGTATTTAGCGAAATATTGTATCCCAAACGACGACCCAATATGTATAATCCCATAACTCCTTCTTTGCCTTTGCAGTCCATACGCACATAACCGTTAGAGTCCTTGTCCCCGTCAGCCATGTAGTAACCATCAATGAACGATTTTACAACATCAATTGATGAGTTTAAAATACATGGAGGAATTACCTTTTCGTTATGCTCGTTATAAAATAGATCTCTGTAACGTTCTACCACAGATTTAACGTCACCAGTTGCAGACAACTTATACACGCCACTACTACCAATTGTATCATATATAGTAGTATTAAAAGGGTTCAATTTTTGCATTTCGACGAGATAGTCCATGTTAGAGTTATTTAATGCCCATGAATACTTGAGTCCACTAGGCGTTTTATATCTACCACAAGAACCATCACCAAAAAAGAATCCCATTACCTTAGCCTCGTTAATTGACACACCCGTGTTATATTCGTGGATTGCCTCTACAGAATTACCATGTAATAACTCTGTACCAATCGAAACTTCGGATGGTTTAATCATACTCTTGTTTTTAAGAAGCAAACTATGGTCTTCCGTCACATCAACGAATCCAGTATGAGACAGAACTCTATGGATATTTTTAGTTGTTTTATGTCTTACGATTTGTTTTATAGACGTAAAACCAGATTCGGTCCACACCTCTGCATCAATTACAGCTACTTCTTTGCCATCATCTCTTGTTTCATATGCATGAACAAGAGAGTCAATCCTGCACGTCCTTACCTCACCGTTTTGTCGAATAAGAAGAGGTGTATCTGGTGTAACTGAATCACCGTACCTCACTTTCGCACCCGGAAAGTTCTTTTCCACATACTCCTTCGTTTCATCAATCATACTTCGACCTTTTGTCGTGACGGTAGATGCGATATTCACACACGGAAGCATTCCCTTCGATGCACCAGTGAACCCATACACGGAGTTCATACTGATTTTGTAAGCTAATTGCTTACCGTTATACATGGCTTTGAGTGCACCAGTGGACGCCGCCATATCCTTCTTCGCTTGCTTTCTGAACTGTTTCAATTCAAGGAGAATGCTCGGTAAAAGTGTCGGCACACCCTGTGCGAACTTACACACTCTCTTTGTAGGAGGCTGCCCCTCAACCTTACTCGGCACAGGAATCTCAAATGTTTCGTATTCCACACCTGGTACATTTTCATACTTTGGGTCCATTACGAGACTTGAATAACACAAATTGTGTGCCATCATGATCGAAGGATACAGACCTTCAAAATCTAGAGCTGTAATCGGTTTATAATATGCACCCTTTTGCGCTTCGAGAACAGTCGCACCTTCGTATCCTTGGTCACCCAGTTGACCATACTGAATCGTTGGAACCATGAATCCCATTTCTCGTGCCTTCTTCGTCAATTGACTAAACACCTTGATTTGTTGACCCCGTTCCACGAGATAACACAGGGGTACCCAGGTCGCCTTCGCCATTTCCAGGAGGTTAATCAGGATACACAGTTTAGACAAAAGTCTATGTGGAAGAAGGGTGTCCTTAATACAATACTCCGCAACTTCCCGCAATTTTACAGGGTCGCCTTCATTGTATCGAGCAAACATCTCCTTCGCGGGCATATCAATCTTGTTGTCTCCGAGATACAGTTTAGATACATTATCAAGTTTATATGAATCAAGTTTATATCCCTTCTTTACCTCGTGAAATAGGTCAAAAATAAATCGACCAGGCATACTGACAAGTTTCAAGTCATTGTCACCCAAAGCACTCGAAGACAGTTTCTTCAATGTGAGTTCGCAGTTGTATCCACGTAATTTACTCATCTGGAAAAATTTCAAGTTGCATCTGGCAATGATAGCTCTTTTCATGAGGTATTCAAGATCAAAACCGAAGATGTTCCAACCAGTTATGATGTCAACATCCTTTTCATGTAAATAGTCTCTAAATGCTTCGAGCATTTCACGCTCAGTGTCATATGATACTATAGTAGAACCTTCAAGATTTGGGTCCGTCTTTTTATAACAGAGACAGGTCTTATCATAAGGTTCATCGCTCCCAAATTTACAGAGAGAGATGGCAATTTGAAAGCATGCGTCGCCGTCTACATCCGCATCTGGAAACTTTCCAGTTGAACTGTTACATTCGATATCAACAGATGCGACTACAAATGGAGCTGTTTCTGGGTCATCAACGGGTGTAAGAGTACGCCAATTTTTACATTCAAGATCTATATCGACGTGGGCATTGTTTGTTTTGTAGCACTGGTCTCCGGAATCCAACCACCCCGTAGATTGAATACCAGTTCTATGCATGAGACGCAACACTGGATCCAGATTTGATTCATAAATTTTTAATTTCAACGATTCATCTGGGAGAGGACGCCTTAATCTTCCGGCAACCATTCTTCTTGCAGCTAGATTTTTGAAAAACAACTGAAGGTACGGAAACTGCTCATTATTCTGAAATCCCCATACATCCTTTCTGTAAATACTGTTGTACCTAACAAGACAACCAGGACACGCTTTCTCTATTTTGTTGTAAAGAATTTGAACACGTTGTTGAGTAACATTTTTTGGTAACTTTACAAAAAAGTAAGGTGTGAACGCTGTCGTAACACACACAGATTTACCATCTTTCGTCTTACCAAAGATACTGATCAAGTGCTCATCATCATCATCTCTGGCCTCCCAGGTGAGAGCTTGGAAGACAACCATACTTCGTTATGTACCTAAAATTTTAATATCGTTTAATAATAATTATGTCAGCTGCACTTGTCGATCTCGTTTCAGTCGGGGCTCAGGATGTGTACATCACGGGTGATCCCCAAGTCAGTTTCTGGCGCCAGAACTATAAACGTCACACGAACTTTTCGCTCAAACCAGAGCGCATGGATTACATCGGTACCTTCAACGGCGGTGCGGAAGTTGTGATTCCAATTCGTTCTAAGGGTGACCTTTTGAGTTACATATGGATCGAACAAGAAAATATCTCTAATGTCGGTATCAATGACAATGCCTTGTTCTCCAAAAATGAAGCACCAACCGAATTCTCGCTTCACATCGGTGGCCAAGAAGTTGCGAAATTGGATTCTTTGTTCATCCAAGGTGTTCACAATGTCATTTACCCAGAAACACAAGCGAAGGCGTCCAGTTCCGTCACCGCTTCGGAAGTGTCTGAAAATGCGCGTGGTACCGGTTCGGGTACAGGTGATCATTACAGAATTCCATTCTTCTTCACTGAGGACTGGACAAAGGCGCTCCCACTCGTGGCTTTGCAATACCACGAAGTGGAATTAAGAATTAAGTGTCGCACTGGTTTGAAGGATCTTGGTGCGTCACCAAAGATCTATGGTATGTACGCCTATTTAGATACAGCTGAGCGTGAATATTTCACTGAAAATGAGCATGAAATTCTCATCACACAAACACAATATCAACCAGCGACTGCCACGGACACATCGCTCGATCTTACATTTTTTAACCACCCAGTAAAAGCTCTTCACATGGTGACATCCAATGCGACAACTCAGGGTTGGTCCACGGATTATAGTTTCGATCACTCGACATTGTACATTAACGGTCTGTCTTTGTTTGAAAACACGACAAAGACCTTCCACCACAACGTGGTTCACGAAATGCACACAACGTGCATGGCCCAGAGCATCCTCGATACATCGGCTGTGTACACGTGGCCATTTGCACTCACACTTAACAAATCACAGCCATCTGGTTCGTTGAATTTCTCTCGTATTGATAGTGCTAAACTTGATGTAGTAAACCCTGTCGGTGGGGGTGACATCCACAGAGTTTATGCTGTAAACTACAATATTTTACGTATAAAAAATGGTATGGCCGGTGTGGCGTTCTCGAACTAATTTCCAGAAGAACCAAACCCGCGTTCTCCACGTTGTGTCTGTTTTAATTCTTCAACCTCTTCTACGAGTGGCGTTTCACATCGCTCTAAAATCATTTGGGCAATACGATTCCCCTTTTTAATGACGAATGGTTCACTCCCGTGATTAAATAGGATAACTTTCAATTCACCCGTAAAATCGGGATCAATAACTCCAGCTCCGGTTTGTATACCATGTTTGAGTGTAAGACCAGATCTTGGTGCAATTCTACCATACACACCGGGTGGTAGGCATGCACATACACCGGTACTCACGAATGCACGCTCCATAGGCGGAACCATTATTTCTTCCATACTATATAAATCGTACCCCACCGAACCAGGTGAAGTCCTCGTCGGTATGATAGCATCCGGGTATAGCTTCTTAATTTGAAGACTCATGAATTACATTCGATACAATTCTTTATGTGTATATATAAATGCTCCCACTCATCATAGCACTCGGTGCAGCCGCCATTGCATACACATTCACAGGAGAAAACCTTGTTTCAGCGGAAGAGGCTAAAAAAATGATAAAGAGTGGTAAAATAAAGAAAGTCATTGACGTTCGAACTATAACGGAATACAGGCTAGGACACTATAGGGGTGCAATTCATTTACCAGTGAATAAAATGAACTCTAAAACAACATCGGAACTCCCAAAGAAGGGTTTACTCGTCTACTGCAACACTGGTCAAAGAGCCAGAATTGCGGCAGAGAAATTGATTGATCTTGGTTTCCAGGACGTATATTACATTGCAGGTCATTACTCATCTATACAATAAATACCGCGTTATTATAAGTTATGGATATCACAATTGGTATCATTATCTTTATGGTGTTAATACCAGTCATAATAGTCGCAGCTACACGTATCATGCACCAAAGGTGTGAAGGTCAAGACTAAACGCAATTTAATGAAATGAAGTATGCTACATATGTTACTATATACGTTATAGATACAGCAAACATACAAACATCCCCGAATAAAATAGAATATGCGAGTGTGATCGAACAATATAAAGTGTGTAATAATATGAGCATTTGAACATATTCACCATTAGATGTACTTAACACACCTACAGAAAAGGATAAACTTGTCACTGGTACTACAGGAAATTCAAATGTACCAGCAAACGCTAATATACTCATAAATTGACATACAAATAGAAATTGTATGAAACTCCATACCCTGCCATTCCACACTTTAGATGGTGTGATTTCTACTACCGTTACATCTTCTTCGTACCTATGTCCCAAACATATAGATTTATCTGGATTGTGTACCGCCTTCCATATGTTTACCATAGCTATTAAGAACGCAGTCTCTTTAATCGCTCTAATTCCTTATTTGGAAACACAGTGAGTTGTGTGACAGGTCCATCTAAATATACTTGTCCATGATTCTTAATTCTGTCACATTTTAATACCTGATTTACACGTACTATATTCACGCGCGCTACTCTCGACTTTGCCAATTTACTGTGATACACTGCAAGCGCCGCAGCATCCCTTTTAGTTTCACGGGGCAATATAGTATCTTCGCAACACACTACCACATGTGAACCAGCTTCTCCGTCTACGTGTATCCACCACTCATTTGGAAAACTCGATTGTGTGAGCGCATCATTTTCTTTTGCATTCTCACCCACCTTTATCGTTATTCCGTCAAGAGACGTATACGACCGCATACATAGATTATAACATTTATCTTTATACATAATAATGATTACTCGAAAGAGAGGCGTCTATTACAAGGACGGCGTGAAATTAGCAGATCCGGAACAGAGTCGATGTCAGAAATTGGGTATACCGCCTGCATACACAAATGTCAAAGTGTATCCAAAAGACGCAAAGCTACAGGCAACGGCGATGGACGGACAAGGCAAAACGCATTATTATTACCACGAGAAATACCTAGATGCACAAAGGAAGAAGCGTAAAGAGAGAGCAACAGATATTAATTTCTCTAAAATAAAATCATCAACGACTCGTATATTGTCTCAAAATGGACATCCATCGTGGGATGACGCACTCGCACTTCGCATGATATCAAGTGGATATCTTCGTTCGGGTGTCGCCGAACGTGATACAGGTGCACTAGGGGCTTTTGGTCTAGAGCGTAAGCATGTAAAACTCAAAAATGACGGCGAAACAGTTGTATTTGATTTTCCAGCAAAATCGGGTCAAAGGCGTCTATTTGAAGCTCATGACCGTGTGTTACATAGCGCACTTTCAAAAAGACGAGATGGATTACTCGTTGGTAATGCGAAATACGAAAGAGTACGAGACCTCTTAAGAAAAATAGTTGGAAATGAAAACATACAACTTAAGGATATACGAACAGCTGGAAGTATGCAACTATTTGAGAAGCATTTGAAAGAAACAAAAGGTGACGATAAACTCGCTCGAAAAATAACTGCAGAAACTATAGGTCACACGCCAAGTGTATCTAAAAAATTCTATTTGTTGTAAAATGGCGAGAACTACAACGACGACGAGAGAACAAACGTGGAACAAGAGGGATAATTACACATTGAAAATGTTTACGCGAAAGCTCTATGAAAAATTACATAATCTTGAGTTCTTGGTTGCCTATGCGTACATGTGCATGATAGAAACGCAATTTGTGGTTAAGAAATTGAAAAAGATCGATCAGATGTTTGTTCAATCTTACTAAACACGAGAGTCTTGATGCGTTTCTTCATTCGTTCGATGTGATCGGTACTTATAAGTACACAATTTTCAACTAGTATCTTACCTCGATGCTCGATGACGAGCGGACCGCCAGTACCAATAGCCGAGTTCAGGATTTCAAGCATGGTTTAATTTTTAGACGACATTCTCCAACTTGGGTAAAAATAATCACGTTTTAAGTTAAAAACTAAAAACTACACTACTTTATATGCACGTCGTGCTCACACAAAGTCCGTTAGTTTCACGTAAATACAGGGTGTTACTCCCAAATAGGAAAACAATCGATGTTGGGTCTCTCATGACACCGGACTACACAGATCATAGAGATCCATCTCTCATGCGAGAACACCTCCTTCAAAGAGGAGCACAGATACCAAAAGGCCTTCGAATCGAAACGGACCCATATGAAATACATCGAGGTATGCTCTACGCAGACACCAGCACGGAAGAGAATTGGGATGATCCCTTTCGTGCGGGGTACTGGGAACGGTGGCTTCTTTGGAGTTACCCAAACGTAAACCAAGCACAACTATGGATGACGATGCGAAAGAATATTCTGTTCATGCCCACTGAAGAAATGATGTGGTTCTGTGATGAACGGAAAAGATATTAAACACCCGTCGAACCAAAACCTCCGGCACCACGCTCAGTCTCACAGATTTCAGTGATTTCACGGACGTATGGCGTTTCACACCTTTCCAAGATGAGCTGCGCAATCCTGTCCCCCTTCTTAATCTCAAAAGGAGTGTCACCTAGATTAAAAAGAGCGACCTTAATTTCACCCGTATAATCTGGGTCAATCACACCTGCACCCACGTGAATACCATGTTTCACAGTGAGTCCAGATCTCGGTGCGACACGTCCGTAGACATTCACTGGGAGAACAACTGCGACCCCTGTCCCGACAAGAAGGCGACCGCCGTGTGGTATACTACAATCTTCAACACTATATAAATCATATCCAACAGCATGAGCAGAACCCCGAGTCGGAACAATAGCATGTTGAACAAGTCTTTTCACTTGAAGTTCAGACATTTTACTCATAAGGGGAACGTAATCTTTATCCCTATTTGAAAATACCAAATTTCCTTTTTGAAACAATTCGTTCAACGTGTTCGCATGGAATTTCGCGTTCTAGAAATAGCCACAGATTGTGATTTTTACATTTTTCTATTATATGCTGCTTATACTTAGAATGTGGCTTGCATAATTTATTATTTGCGTACTCTCTGTTTAATTTTTCTAAAAGTTCTTCAATTTCTTGTATACTTTTTGTACCGTCTAAGTATTTATAAATCTTAGTCACATTATCCGTAAAAAGATCTCTGTTAAAGTTTGGTGAACGACACTTTGAACTCTTGGATATAAAAGACTTGTATTTTGTCTCGTATTTTTTTACCAATTTCAAAACTTCATCCTTTATATCAGAAGATTCTTCCAAGAATATTTCAGGTACATCCACAGCCTTATTTACATTTAAAAAACTTTGATAAACATCATCATTTGTGGCGTTAAATATCACGTCAACGATGCAAACTGCATCCAATGCCTGGACTCGATTCAAAACTTCCCGACGATGGTTTCCATCGTAGCAAACAAGTCCCTCATCTTTGAGTTCAGCAATATGAATAATACGAGGTATGTAACCTCCAGAATTGTAATAGTCACACATTTCTTGAATGCGCTCTTCATCGGGAAGTCTATTTCTAGACCACTTTTTACATAGCGGAGCAACATGTTTAAATTTTACATGATATCCGACGTGTGACCCACAGCGATAAATTTCGGTTGCAAAAGATTTAAATACATTTTCCATTTAAAAAACTTAATTATAAAGAGAGTGTAATCTTTATCTCGCATGAATATAAGATGTATACAGTAATACTCCTTTTCATTTTGTGGTTTTTTAGGTATGCAAACAGGTGTCCTTGCGACGGTTCATCTAAATCGTGTTACAGGACAGAATTTTATGGGTTTCAATATGGACATCTCTTCTTTTACACACTCCTGGGTGCACTTTATCCGGATAAGTTTTGGTTCTGGATAACACTCGGCATTGTATGGGAAATATTCGAGCACTGGCTTTCCATGAATCCAAAACTCATACGTAAATTTGGAGGCTGTTTGTCTATACACGGAGACAAGGGTCCCATTTGGATGCGCCGGGTCTATGGAAATGAACGTAAACATGAAAATTTCATTGATCGCGCACTCGGTATACAAAACTCCACCGAACACACGTGGCACTATTCAGTAGGTGAAAATGTTACAAATATCATCGGATTTACAATTGGAAAATATTTAAGGACAATGGTCTTTATGTAAACAATGTGGTCGATCCATAACGCAGTGGTACGAGCCACATCTCAACCAAGAAATGATTACGATAAACTCAAAAAACGTATCAATCGCATGACCGTCGCGTACGGGGGTGCACTCACATCTATGTATTTCATCACACAAGGCGCGGAACAGGGTGTGTCTTCTACGATCGGTGTCGCTACGTCTTTGGCCTACATATCACTCCTCGAAAATCATGTGGATAACATAGAAAAGGCATCTTTTCAAAAACAATTGTTAGCTCCAATAGGAACCGCTGTATTTGAAACTGTGTGGAATAGCGCACCTTTTGCATTTGATTTTGACTACGGGACAACATTCGTTGGGTTTCTTGCATATAAGGTAGCACTATTGAGTGTAGTGTATGATGAGGTGAGAAGAATGTTGATGGATAAGGATGAGTAATCATTACAATTATTTATTGTTATCTTCTAACGAGAAAGCTTCTTAATTTTACCAGTCACGATGTATTCATCAATCTTATTTGAGATTCCTTTGCCGATACCCGGTACTTTGTTGGGTCCTTGTGAAATATCGGTACCATTCGTGACTTCAAAATTGAGTTTTCGAATAGACTCGGCAGCCTTCTTATAAGCCGCACTCTTGTGGGTATTTTTCTCGGACTGTGCGAGTAAATCCAATTGTTCCGCGATATTCTCATTTGTCGTGAATGTCTTGAATCTCTTAATTTCACCGGTTTCAAGAAATTCATTTATTTTTCGGATAGTACCCTTTCCGATACCACACATGTGGGAAAGTTCTTCGCCTTTGGTTACCTTGAAATCGAGGTGGTAGATAAGATTGGCGGCTCTTTCGTACACAGCTTTCTTGTATTCATTTTGTTCCTCTTTGGCGAGCTCATCGAAGGCTTCCGTAAGAGGTAAGTTGTAACAGACAAAGAAGTTATCGTCAGATTCCGATTCAGATTCAGGTTCAGATTCCGTTTCATATTCGGAGTCGGAGTCGGATGCAACGGATTCTTCATCACTCACTTGAGCGTAGTGAAGCATGGTTTCATATTCCAGGATAGCCTTTTCTTCTTCACATTTGCGGAGACGCTCTTTGAGTTCAGTGTTCTCCTTTTCAAGGTTGGCGATGTAGGTAGCAATAGATTCGGCGTTCATCTTTGATTGAGTCGATTGATTATTCATGGTGGTCAACATGACTTAGGTATTTTTTTGTGTGTTTATTTTAAGATGTCAGCAAAACGTCCTTGTACCTCAAATGGTGAATCACTGTATTACAACCTAAATGAAATAGGAGACATCACAGAGGGTAAGAAAAACACCAGCTTTGAAGCCAAAATGCTCATAGACGTTATAAATGAAATAGAAGGTAAATGTATATCTATACACAGGCAATGTAAATCTCAATATCCACTCATAACACCTGAAAATTCTAAATATTGGCTAACCTCCATAGATCAAGAAAATAGAATATCACTCGCACACACGATAGAAAAGGCAAACATACCCGTACTTTATAACACACCGAGAATGTGTGATCCGGGTGTTACTATATCCAAAAATTGGAGTCTTCGTAATTACATAGAAAGTCGAATTTACCTATTTAACAGAGTTTATAACAAAGGTCAATCTATAAATAAAAGAAAAAGAGATTTGTGTTATGCAAGCATAGTTTTCGATTTTAGACCATTCGTGTATACCATGACATTGGAAGGAAAAACTATATATGTGTCCCAAGAAATAATTCCATCGTCAAAAACTAAACTTGGTTACACACCTATCACTTCAATAACTACTAGAGAACCCACCACCCCCAACAAATCAAACTCAAAATCAACGAACAAATCAAACTCAAAATCAACGCTTGATATATTTAAAATCATGGTTTTAAACGTTGCCTCGAGTAAAGCAAATGGAGGTATAGCGGGTAACAATTACAACGTTAAAATGAACGCAGGAAACATGGAGGCGTTCATCAAATTTATAAGAGAGTATGACGGAGTTGAGTTTGTTGGTAACTCAAATTCAAATAGTTCATTTTTTCCAAAACAAAACATACCTGGTATACCAAACATACCACTCACAGATGATATAATAAGAGTGTTCTATTATGATTTACTCCATGATAAAGTAACAAAGGGCATAAAATTCAAATATTTTAAACAGTTATTTACCAGTGAATTTTTAAACTTTAACAAATCTGTCACATTTAATATACATGTGGGAGCAGCTAAAGCGGCCAAGTCGTTTTCAAACTACAGAAGCATACTTTCCATGAAAAATGAAGTGAAAACGGCGTTCAAGGGACGCGGCAATAAAAGAAAGGAAGTAGACATCCCACAATATCCAGCCATGTTCAAAACTATAGGCGACTTGTCGCAGTTCATATACGCGGGTAAATACAATACGATAGTGGCTAGTGGTGATAGAATGGGTATAGCTACGGGTTTATACGTAAACGCAAAGATGAATGTGGCTGTCAAGACGATGATAGAAGATGGTATAACGGGGTTTGTTGTATACACGGGTAAGAGTAATGTTAAATTCCAATCTAGATCGTCGTGTGTAAACATAAAAGGTAGTGCATGCATGTTAAATGGTTCAGTAAAAATACCAAAGGAACGTTTTGAAGAAGAGTCTAAAAAATCTTTACCACAAAACATTCGGGAAGGAGTGAATAGAATAGAAAAAACCAAACCAAAGCTACCAAGAGGTTTCAAAAGTTTGGCTCAACTAGTAAACAAAAATTCGTATAAGATACTCACACCCATCACAAAAGCGAATTTGAAAAAGAAACTCATCGAGTTTGCTGATTATTTACCGGGTGAAGTGGATAGATATATGAACATAATAAGCCCAGAAAACAGGGGTAAACTCGCGGCGGTCGCTGGTATAGGTCTCACTACTAGAGCTGGTGCAAAACGAGATAGAAACAGTGCACCAAGTCCACCAAGTCGGGTCAAGCGCGCCAGGACCACTAAACAGGTCACATGGGCGAACAGCGTAAAAAATAATCTGAGTGCGAAGCGGAATGTAAACGGAATAAATACACCCGGTGCTAACACGGTCATGAGTTTAATGAGACAAACCGGGTCCGCGAAGACCGCGAAGACCGCGAAGACCGCGAAGACCGTGAAGACCGCGAAGACCGTGAAGACCGCGAAGACCGCGAAGACGCCCAGCGCTAAAACAGTTGCGAGTTTAATGAGAGGTGCTCAAACCAGATCCCGGTCCGCTGTGTAATACGTCTTCCCTTTCATCACAAAACTATGCACTCTCGCATAGGCCCACGCCTGTGGAGAAGCACCAGGTCGGTGCCCGGTTCTCCACGCGGCAAGACCTCGATCGTATACGGTTCTCAGTGTCTTCAATGGTATCTTCGTCGCCTTCGCTATTTCGGGGAGGGATTTTGCGTTCGGGTATTTTTCGCGGAATCGTTTCGTGTACGAAGAGGTGCGTGTCTTCACGCCTTTATCGGTAGAAAATTTCGTATATGTCTTCTTTTTCATTTTCATGTACCTAGTTTCTACATCCTTGAGTGTCTTGAGCCCTCTGAAATATTTAAGGGGTGCGTATACTGGACCCTTCATTTTTCGCAGTTCACGAATCTTCTTAGATATTTCCTGATCAGTGAGGGTCATCTTATTTATTACATATAATTTAATCAAACCAATCATAATTAATGATGCGAGATCCATCACAGCGTCTACATTTCCTATATGAATCCGTATCCGGACAATAAATTTTATGTTTGTCCAAACACGCTGGACATTCATATTTACCCTTTAATTTGATCTTGGGTCTCTTCGTCCTGGATTCACTCTGTAAATCCATACCCTTCCACATAAGGAAGTTCGCCGTGATGATCTTCGTCATACTTTATCTTCCGAAAAATTTAATTGCGTCTGCAATGCTATCAAAAATTTTATTTTCAAAACACACTTTTCCTGAATTTTGAAAATAGACACCCTCTCTCCCCTTATAAGAAGCCCTGTGAAACATATTTGGTTTTATATAACTCACATGTTGACTTAGTTAAACAAAAGACACCAAAATCATATAAGATGAGTCTTGAGATAATCATAGGTAATATGTTCTCAGGTAAGACGTCGGAACTCATCCGACGTCTGAAGAGATACAAAGTTCTCGGTAAAAGTATATCTGTGATAAACTCGTCGAAAGACACGAGATCAGAAAAGGACGTCATACATAGTCATGATGGCATTGATTTCGATTGTCTCAAACTAAACAAACTCGCCAATGCGCTATTGGATAAAAATTTCTGTGATTCAGATGTCGTCGCTGTGGATGAAGCTCAGTTTTTTGTTAATCTGAGGGGGTTTGTACAGATGTGCCTTTTTCTAAAGAAAACGGTCATACTCGCAGGACTAGATGCAGATTATAAACAAGAAAAATTTGGTGAAATCCTAGATTGTATACCCATCGCCGATAGCGTGACCAAGTTATCAGCGTTGTGTATGCGTTGTAAAGACGGGACACCAGGTCCATTTACAAAACGTCTCGTAGACACAAATGAATTAGAACTCGTAGGTGGGTGTGAAACATACGAGGCTGTGTGTAGGCACCATCTCATAATTTAGAATCTTTTAATGTCGAGTATCAACACAATTCTTCTATCATCCGTGGTCTTTTCAACTTTATGGTATCTCGAGTGATCAAATAACAAATCTTCGCCCGCCTTGTGCTCGTGTGTCTCGTATTCGGTATCGAGTGTACTCGTACCTTCGAGTGTGAGATGGTATCTCAGATATAAATTGTGTTCTGCGCGGTGGGGTGGTATAGACATGGGACCTTCCATCACTGCGATCATTCCACCCGCAACACATGGTATCATGTCGATTCGTTTCTTTATGAGCGGAAAGTCTTCGATTTTGTAATAGTAATAATTTTCATTCTTTTCGAACCACGAATCATCATCATGAAAATAATACTTTTTAGTATTTTTCATACCAGAAAGAACAGCGTCCCTTAATTCTCTGTAGTACAGACGAATAATCCATAAATCACTGTAATCCTTTGGGTAGTAAAATGGTCTATGAAAAAACATATCTATGAGTGTGTTTCGAATTCCAACGAGTGGTCTGAGGGGTTTGTTAAAGTACAGGCGGTCAATTGGATTCTTAAAGTAATCGAACGCCACCAATACAGCCGAACATAGTAGATATTTCAATATTTTCTTCATATATAATAAATGCCGGGTTATAAAGGAAAAGAATACTACGCACCAGAACCAACTGACGAAGTCGACACACTCGATAAACGTTTCTTCATGGGTCTCACGAGAACACAGACTGGTTTGATTGCGCCACCCGTGATTTATTTTAGCATGGTGCTTCTCGCGGTGATCATGGCACTTCCAGCCGTGTACAAAAAGCGACCAGCTTTGTTGATACCACTCTCCATTGGTTTGTACATCAATGGTATTCACTTGTACCACCACTACCTCCTTTTGAAAAAGTAAATTAATTTACACATGTATAGTAATAGAATGTTCCTATCAAAGGTGTTCGCAAACTTGATATTTCAGTCACTCGTGGCATACGGCTTTGCGAAGGCTACCATAGAAGATCCAAAAATGAGTAAGGCTGTCGCCGAAAATGCACTCACATACATGGTTGCATGGTTTGTCGCACTTCTCATGTTTGCGTTTACAAAGAACATTATCACACGTTTCATGCTTTTCACTGCTTTGTCTGCAGTCGCGGGTATGTTCTTGGGTACACGGGGTAAGAGAGACGTAAAAGAAGCTTTACTTGATGCAGTCACGATTTTCATCACTATGTTTGTATTAGGTGTCATCACATACACACTCGGATATGATCTTCGAATGCTTGGTTCGATTTTGTTCACGTGTCTCATAGGTTTGATTTTGGTAAGGTTATTCACGGGTAAGAAATACTCTGAACTCATCGTACCACTGTTTGCTCTCTTTGTCATATATGATACCAATAACATACTGAGACGCAATTACGAAGGTAATTTTGTAGGTGCATCATTCGACTATTTTGCCGATATCCTAAATTTATTCAGTGGTCTCCTCGAAAATGAATAAAAAAAAATTTTTATTTTTTACACTTTCTTTTGAAAGAAAAAAGTTTTGAAAAAAAAAATAATTTTTTAGAAACTTTCTTTTGAAAGAAAAAAGTTTTGAAAAAAAAATAATTTTTTAGAAACTTTCTTTTGAAAGAAAAAAGTTTTGAAAAAAAAAATAATTTTTTAGAAACTTTCTTTTGAAAGAAAAAAGTTTTGAAAAAAAATAATTTTTTAGAAAATTTTCAGATATACATAATAATGAAGGTCACTCTTAAGAAAAGTCCGGTGCGTGATAAGAAGTATAGAGTAACCTTCTCAGACGGTGATTACGTAGACTTTGGTGGTAAAGGATACACAGACTATACCATACACAAAGACCCCATGCGTATGCGTCTCTATGTGTTACGACACGGTGGTGGAGATACTCGTAAATTCAGCGATCCACAGAAGGTACACGAACGCATGTTACGGGTGACGAAGAGCAAACTCGAGGATTGGGGAATCTCGGGTTTGAAGACAGCGGGATTTTGGTCGAGGTGGCTCTTATGGAGCGAACCAAACATGCGAGATGCGATTCGGTTCATGAAAACGAAGTTCGGCCTCGATATAAAATATATGTAAATAACATATGATACCCTTTATTATTCTTCCTATATTAAACCTACTAGGTATAAATGTATTTCCAGGTCAAGATGCATTTAGTGTGACCGTGCCATTTGATAAAAACAAACATTACTCAATGTCCGCATTATCAATTCTTTGTTGTTTTATCTTAATAACAAATGCTATGCGTAAAAATTTAATAGGATGGGGGGTTCCAGTACCGTTGAAACCAGTTGGATACGCATCGCTCGCAACGTGTCTTGTACTGAGCTTACTCGTTACCATCGACACAATTCACAGAGTCATGAGCATGATACCCAAATCAGAAGAGAAAACCAGTTAGAAAAAATTATCGGTTCGGTACAATTTCGCCGAAAAATCACCAGTTTGTCCCAAAACGTTTACGGTTTCGTTTCCGTAAATTTCTTGACATCCTATATCATCCATGCAGTCTCTTTCACCTATAGACACTGGAAGAGAGTACATCTGATCACCGGGTGTTACCGTATAGTAATGGTAACTATCTCTCCGACCTCTAACTTCCTTACCATACAAAGGTAAAGTCTCGTTATTTTCACCGACGAGAACACCCATCTGCTGAATGTGTTGTGGTTTGTATTCCTTGATTGGTGGTGCTCTGAATTCATGTTCAACGGGTATTTGAACTGGAACACGCACGCGTTCTCTCGTATGAATTCGCTTCACTGGTTGAGGCTTCGTGAGCATGTACAAAATTATGAGCAAGAGCACGAATATAGTTATGAGCATAGCCGTGTGTTTAGTCTTTGCGTTCATTATTAGTAGACTTAGATTTTAATACTATGTCTTGCATTATTCTAATGTGTTTCTGTGAATATACTTGTTTGTTGTGTTTCTTGTCATTCTTGGTAACCCGTTTTTTAGGTTCTTTGTAGTCCATTATTACATACATAGTATCTATTTTTTATCTAATGGTAATTGATGACTCGTTGTCCGCGCATGATCTGTAACACACCACCGTGAATACCATGGTCACCAAGTCTAGGAATGTAGTCAATTTCTCGCTTTCTTCCATTTACGATTAAGAATTTACGTGCGCTATATAAAATAGAGCGATCCGTCACCATACTAGTTCCGGATCCCCACCTGTAATCGTAAACTGGAGCGTAAGGCATGTTTCTTTTTGTTTTGATTTTTAGTATAAGTGCAATTGACTTAGGTAAGTCTTATGTTAGCGGATTCTCCACCTTCCCCACCCATACGACCTACTCATACCAAATTATTTTAAATCAATTCGACCAAGCCTGTATTGAACGAACAACCAAAGGCAAAACAATATAGTTTTCAAAAATTTATTTGCTTCTGTATCCTCCATCATATATATGGGTCCCATGATACGACCAAAGAATGTTTCTTCTTTGTTATTTCCGGTCACGTACATTTCCATTTGCGTGAGTGCACACGTGTCGTCATTCACGGACCAATGGTAAAAGATGAATGGTATGAGTATACTATACATTTCAAGCAACTGCGTATTTTTCAGGAAAGGAATTATGAGAGTCGCAATAAATAATACGAGATGAATGAAGAATATAATATTCATCTATTTATATGGAGCAAGAAAATAATAACGCCATCGAGGGGTTTCCCAAAGACATAGAGAAACCCGAACCACCAAAGAAATGGCACACACAACAAGAAAAGATTCTCAAAGAATGGGGTGAAGCCGCCGCGTGTTGGAGATACATGAATTACCAAGCTTTCCTTATGTTTCAAAAATTAAGTATGCGGTTCACACTTCCCGTGATTGTACTTTCGACCATCACAGGTACGGCTAACTTTGCACAAGAACAATTTCCGCTTAGTATTCGTTCGTCCGTACCATCAATCATTGGTGGTTTAAATCTCATAGCTGGTATCATCGCAACAATCATGCAGTTCCTTAAGATTAATGAACTCATGGAAAGTCACCGTTCCGCGTCACAGTCGTACGGCAAATTGTCGCGTAAAATTAGACTTGAACTCAATCTTCCACTCGTAAACCGAAGTATGGATGGTGCAGAGATGGTTCATGATTGTCAGCAGGAAATGGACCGTCTTATCGAACAAAGTCCACCTATACCTAAGCAGATATTGAAAGCGTTCGATTACGAATTCCCCAATGACGACATATTCAAGAAACCAGAAATCCTACACATCGATCCAATATTACCATTCAAGGCGATTAAGGAATATTCCATTCTGAGTCTTCTCAAGGATCCTAGAGAAAGAAACATGACTGACCAAGAATTAAAGGATGAACTCGATGAATTACGGGGTCGTGTTATGCCTGGAACCAGGCGTATAGGAGATCCTTTGAAAAATACTGGAATTCGCCGACGAGCGTCGAGTATTGTTGAATCATTCACAAATAAAGTACCAAAAAAGACAGTTGTCGAAGAAAGTGAGGTTGACGTGGAATCTGCCGCTCAAGAAGACGAAGAAGAGGAATGAGTGAACACTCGGCTAGCTATAAAAGCAACCAATACAAACAAAGTTAAATTAAAGACACCAAAACATAATAGGTAAGGGATAACCTTCCTTTTTATTGGGTCTATCAATCTGTCCTGAATCGCATTATTTTCAAAAATAATATCTATAGCCTGATTAGCGAGATCATCATTTCCTTTTTCAACCATGGACGCCTTCGTTAAAATAAAAACACAAAAAAAGATTGCACCCAACACGCTCCACCAAAAAGAAATAGACCTGTTACGTACCTACGTGAATGAAGGCAAAAATGTAATGATATGTGGTGCGTGTGGCTCGGGTAAAACATTCATACTTAATTCTGTGTTAGATGAATCTAACTCAATAGAAATAACACCTGATTTAAAATTTAAGGAAGAACTAAAAAATTCTAAAATGTCTACATATTTAGATGACTATAGACATGAAGTAATTGCACAAAGGCAAATTGTAGATCAAGTGTCTGAAGGCAATACGTTCACAAAAGGGTCATTTATAGTATGTTCAACGAGTGTGTATCTTATATCAAATTTCAAACTCATAATAATACCAAAACGTACACCCGAACAAATTGCTTCATTGAGACCGGGTGTGTCTGGCGCCATGAAAGCGGCAGAAAGGTGTAAAGGAAACATACATAACTTTTTTCATTACATAGAATTTTCAGATGAAAAAGATGAATTCGTCGAACCAAAAGAAGTTGCCATATCACTATTATGTGACCGTGAAGTGGTAAACAGTAGTGATGCTATGTCTGAACATGGACACATATGGGGAATTGTACATGAAAATTATCCAGAATCGGCAAATGTAAATATACACAAAATTTCACAAGCTCTTTCGGATGCAGATTTACACGACACGAGTATATACAACGGATTTTGGGATTCTATGTTATACTTTACAAATTCCATAATAACAACTACCTCATATTACCTGGGTGAAAAGATAGACAAAAACATCATAAGACCCGGTAGCTTTTGGACAAAATATGGTAATTACAAAATGAGAAGCCAAAAACTCGCAAATATTTCAAGAAAAACAAATGGTATGTCTCACCACGAACTTTCACTCATGAGAGAATATGCAAAACATGGAAATATGGAAATGTACACACATTACGAACTCACACCACAGGATTTTGATGTCATTAATCACTTGTGTATAGGAAACAAACTCAAACCACGAGAGGTATCACAAATCAAGAAGAAGATTAAGGATTATCAATCAAAACTTACTTAAAACGTCTATACGTATACATAACATAAGATGCCAGCTCCTACCATTTTGCCAATCGGTGCTGCCGCTGAAGATGATTTCAAGACGACTCGCATCATTGGAAATGAAATGTTCTTTTACAGTGATGTGACGACGGATGATATCTTGGAGTTTACCGAAGAGTTCAAGAAACTCGAAAACAAATTGTTGAAGCAATCTATCGACTTTCCGGGATTTAAGCCAGAAATCAGAATCAACATCTGTAGTGATGGAGGTGAAATGTTTGCTGGGCTCAGTGCGATGAACGTCATCGAAAAGTCCCGAGTCAAGGTTGTCACCATCGCTCAAGGGGCGTGTTGTAGCGCTGCGACCTTCATGTTGCTCGGGGGTCATGAACGTCGCATGGGTAAGAACGCCCACATTCTCATTCACCAATTGTCCACGAATGGTTTCTGGGGCAAGTTCGAGGACCTCAAAAATGAAATGGATTCGTGCTCCAAGTTTATGGATATGATCACGAAGGTCTATGGTGAAAAGACTGAAATCCCAGAAAAGGAATTCAAGAAGCTTATGAAGAAGGATATCTATTTGAACGTCGAAGAATGTCTCAAGTATAATGTCGTGACCTCGATTGACTAATATCAACACTCCTTTTGTAGAGACCAATCACAGCTAATATTATAATAACTATACACGCGGTATTCGCATTCAATGGAATATTCGTGGGTGGGGGAGGCCTAAGTCTCTCCATTCGCTCGTAATTTACGACCGGAATCATATCTACACTTACTATAAATAATGGAAACAATTTTTAAAACAGATTCTAAAGGCAGACAGCGATATTTTAATATCAGTGTCGAGAAGCTGCCGGACGGAACCGCCCAAATCGTTAAAAAGACTGGTCTGGTCGGTGGAAAAGAATCCGTTTCCACAATTCATGTGAAGCTTGGATATGATAGCGCTCTCAAACGTGCGAAGACTATGTGGGAAAATCAGAAGGAAATCCCTGTGACACCGATGCTGGCTCATAAATGGGAAGATCGTCAAAAACACATCTCCGAACCTTTTTACGTTCAACCAAAAATAGACGGGGTTCGTCTCCTCGTGTCTAACAAGGGTGGTATGTCTCGAACCGGTAAAATCGTACCTGGGACGGAACATTGGGGAAAGGGCCTCAAGGATGGTGAATATCTCGATGGTGAATGCTATGACCCATCGAAGAGTTTTGAGGAAATCACAAGCCTGTTCAAAACAAACCCAAAAGCGCTCGAGTTTCACGTGTTTGACTATTTTGATACAAACAGACCCGATCTCACATTTGAAGAGCGGTTAGAAAGAGTCACTGTGGAAACAAAGTGGGTACAATCAAAGAAGGATTTAGCACTTGTACATAGAGAGTATATGGATGCTGGATACGAGGGAACTATGATTCGTGAACCATCGAGTGTGTATGAAATTGGTAAGCGAAGCAATTACCTATTGAAACACAAAGATTTCGTGACCGATGAATACAAAGTCATTGGGATGCGAGAGTGTACAGGGAAGGACGTGGGTACACCTACGTGGGTGTGCGTCACACCAAAAGGACAGGAATTTACCGTGAGACCGGAAGGTACACAAGAAAAGAGACGTGAGATGTTTAAGAATGGAGATATGTACATAGGAAAGATGCTCACGGTGAAATACCAAAACCTCACAGAGCTCGGTGTACCTAGATTTCCGGTCGGAATAGCATTTAGAGATTACGAATGATGTTATAGTAATATGAAGCGTATAGCGATAGATATCGATGAAGTCCTCATGCCCTTTGTTCGACCCATGGCTCGATGGAAAGGTATAAAGATGCCTTGTAACAACACTAAATATGAATATGTGTACAAAGACATGTTTAGAATAACAGAAGAAGAATCAGCCGCTATGGTCCGTGATTTTTACAAAACACGCGAATTTTCGGAAATCAAACCCATTCCCGGCTCACAGATAGGCATGGTTAAAATCCGTGGTAAATTTGATAAGGTGTATGCAGTTACAGGTAGACAAGATATTGTACGTGACCGGACAGAAAGCTGGCTTGCACAGCATTTTGAAGGTATATTCGATGATGTCGTATTAACAAACAGTTACACGGACTTTGAAATATCCAAGCTTGATATATGTCGTTCACTCGCAATAGGTACAATCATTGACGATAACATGCATACATGTCTTCAATGTAAAGATGCCGGTATGGACGCTCGCAACTTTATGGGATACGACGATATCTATCAATGGTGCGACCATACAGATATGTCCATGTACGGGTGGAAGGAATATAAAAGAATCAATACAAAGTAAAACTAAGATGTCTTCGTATGGTATCGTTGGGGTTAACCCGGATAGCCTTAAGGTTATTCGGGACATGCAACAATTTAAAAACGTTCATGTGTGTGACAAATACAAGACTAAACTTACACCATTTAAGAATGCACAAGTGCATCAAACGATCGCAGATTTTTCGTTAAACATGCCGACTCCTCGCACTATCGCAACCTTCATCAATCCAGATGATTACGAACATGAAAGGACGATGGATCAATTGATAGAATGGTGTGACAAGGAAGATACGATCGTCAATTTAAATCTTGAAAATTTCAAAAATAGCCAGTCGTATGCAAAAAATTGCGAAGAAAAGGGGATTCATTACATCACCGCTGGATTATCTGATAAACTGCTCATGGTAGATGGTTCGGAAGAGGTCGTAAACGCACATGAAATCTTTTTTAGAACTTTCTCAAAGACACTCTTGCATTTAGATGGCGAGCCTGGTACCGCACATCTTGTAAAATCCGTGCATGAAGCAGCTGAGTGTAGTCTGTATCAAGTTTACGCTGATGTGTATGCATATTTCAATCAAGATCCATCTATTATACAAACACTGAATAATGGTCTGAAGACGGACGTAAATGGACCTATTTTGAAACACGCAATAAAGCGTATGTACGAAGCACCTAAATATGAAGATATCGCACATGAAAACATGAGATCTACGTGGTGCTCTGTTCAGGCTCTCAGGACTGGCGTGTGCGTACCAATTTTACAATCAACTGCGAATGCGCGCTCTATGAGCAGAGATTTGAAACTCACAGATACAAAACAGGTGTTTAATAAATACACTGATGACTTGGTTGCACTCCAAACCATTCGCTTCATGTACGCTATGATCTACCTCGAATCCACGCGGGCGTGTCCGGCAATCAAAAGTTGTATTCAATCGAGCGCACTTGAATGTGATATGTACAAAAATGAAAACCCATATGAGGTTATTGAAAATACAGTTACATACGCAAAGACCTTTTCTATTCACTGTATGCACGCAGGTATACCATGCCCAGCGGTACAGGCGGCCCTCTGTGAATACTATTTCTGGGCACAGACCAAGACATCTATGAACTTTATTGCATCGCTCCGTGTATAATTTTATTTACATATTTTAGAAGTATGATTATTGTAATAATTTTAATCGCTACGCTTATCATATTGAAAACCATACTTTACAAGCCAGGTGTTGATTACAAGTGTTACATGCTCACGACTGATAAAAATGGATCGAGATCACGTAACTTTTTACGTAATTACGACCATACTGTGCCACTCGAAATAGTAGAAGGACCAGATACGCGCACACCAGAATATGCTAAAAAATACAAGCAAAATGTTGACCCCAAATATTATAGACAGGCACTTAAGCTATACCATGACAAAACGGCTATTAGACCTAACATAACATACTTTAACCTGGGAGCTATTGGATGTTATGCGGGGCACATGCAAATATACGATAAGTGTTTCAATTCGAAACACAAATACGCACTCGTGTTTGAAGATAATGTAGTCATAACAAATCGTAAGTTTTTTGATGAAGTACAAAGCGTGATCGACGAGTTGGGTGATGATTTTGAATTGTGTTTCTTTCATTGTTTGTCTAGATATCCCGCTTCGGATACAAGTAAAACTGGGCTAGAATTAGTCAAATGGATATCGAGTACAAAGTGTTATCTCATTAATGTAGAAAACATGAAGAATTATATTCACCATTTTGAAATCATGGATAACCACATAGACATGAAACACGAAGACATCATATTTGATGGTGCTCGAGTGTACTACAAAGATCTCCGACACTGTATGCTCATAGACAGATCCCATAAGAGTCTCATAGGTCACAGTGATTGGGGTAACAAACAGTTCTTTTCAAAGAAATACCCAGACGCCGTGACCGACATTTTAGAAAAGGGCTATTAATTTTTTTATCACGTGATTTTAAGATGGTAAAGGCTGTATTAATAAATGAAAAACGAAACAATGTACACGAAATAAACATAGACCTATCGCCCGAGAAAAATGAAATTTGTAAAATACTCAGGGGTAAAGCAACTTTTCTCGGACAATGGGAGGACGAACTTGTAGTCATATTAAAGTGTAAAGAAAGTGTATTTAAATTAAAAATAAACGAAAATGTATTACCTAGACCATTTTCTAATATGGAGGTAGATGGACGTATACTCTTAATACGCATGGACGAGGAATCTGAACCACGTGATTTTACAAAACAGGAATACGAAGACATGTGTAAAAATTCACCGCATGTTACTCGCTCCGTTACTTCCAAGGTATGTCCTGCGGTCTAAACCGACACGCAGTCTTTAAGAACTCCGTGAACAGTTCAAAATCCTTTTTGGGATCCTCGAGCTCATCGAGTGAGTCGAGAATTTTACCTACATACTGATTGTATTTTTTGTGTCCACCTCTATGTGTGAGTCTGTTCTCACGCATTCCAGGTGTGATGTATCTCGGCATCATGATTATATTCTTTCCGTCATTTACATCATACCTTAAATACTTAATCACAGGGTGTTTTCTGAATTGCCTGGGAATCACGTGGTGGTCTTCAACGTTCTTAACACCCCACCTGAGTTTGAAATTACGACGTAAAACAGACCCATATCTCATACTATTCTCTTGGATAACTTCTTCGCCGAGACGCATGAGTGAGTCCTCAAGTTCATCAACCTCATACCAGGCTTCATAACACTCTCTACATCTTTTGTTTTCTTCGCATATCTCTTCTGCTTCACGGATTGCTTCCCTAAACCTAAAACGTAAACGATCATTACCATGTCGTTCAGAACTCATGTTTATTGATGGCTTTTTATAGATAGTTTCAAGTATAGTAGTACGAATCTTAATACGCCTGTACTTGTAAATATCATTAGGTTGATAGGATGCGCATAACATTTAGGCTATTATGTATGGGTATTTTTTACGTTCTTCTTTTGTGCGCAAGAGTTGCACCAGACCGAGGAAAGTTATGAGCACGAGAACGGCGTCTTCGAAATCACGGGTTGCAGAAAATGAAATCACAAGAAGAGACAAAAGCTTGAACCACACACTCGATGTCACGGTCTTCGTTCTTTCTGGAACTTCACTGATTGGAGCGATACCAAACATGGCGTGAAGGAGAATGATGATACCATACAAAGTGTTATGGTTAAGGGTGTTGTCTATCATGGGGTAAAAATCGGTGGATGCAACCTTGACACCACCATACACAGATGCAGCGACGAGAGGTACGAGAATGGCCGTGTTCTGAAGGAATGCCATTTATATCTATATACGGAGAACATTTTTTACATATGGGACACATATGTAAAAAATGCTCTTAATGGGGATCGAACCCATGACTTTGGCGTGCCTCTGTAAGATTAAACTTACACAAATATACTCATGTATAAGCACCACACTCTAACCAACTGAGTTATAAGAGCTCCTTTTCTTATATATTACACGTTTCTACTCTTTAACTTAATTGTATGTAGACACAATATCCATATAAGAGTCTTCATCCATAAATGTTTTAAGAATATCTATGATAGCTTCATTTCCTCTACACACCGCACCTACCATAGCTGGGTACGCCATCACACTCATGTAATCGTGAAAGTAATCACCGAGTGCAGTTTGACACGTATTAATAAACATCATGAACATATCAAGAGCAATTTTCTTGTCTTCGTGACCGGTAATCCAGTAAATGCTAAAGTTTTCATCGTTTCCAGGATCTTCGTACACGTGATTCACGTGTTCAAGGATTTGATGCTCGAGATTTCGAAGCCTGTCGAGGTCACCGTTGATGATAGCGCGTTGGAGTTCCATTTTGAATTAATTAAAGATATATCTATCTTTGACTTAGGATTATTTTTGTAACTTATTTTAAGATGCGTCTATGGTTTGTAGCGAGACGATTTTTTCATAAAGCGCGAATGCACATCGTATACAATTTTATACACGAAGGTATGTTAAAAACTATATCTAACATAAGAAAGGAATGTGTTAAATTAGGGGAGTCAAGAAAAGGTTCCTCGTAACAACTCTATAGGTATCACACCCGTTCATCCTTTGTCAAGTCCACTGATTTTTTTGCACGGTGCATCCAGCGCATAATCGCATCTTTTACACGGGAATCTGAACCTTGCGACGACAGTTCTCCTATCACACTTAAACCATTACACACATCCGGTTTGTTTTCTTTATCTGGAAACTCCATATTAAAAGCATATATCGCCTTATAAGGTATGTCGGGTGCTTCATCGAGTAACCGATCATATTCTTGGCGCTGTTTAGTCACGAATTCTACAGCATCTGTACTTCTATGTTCTACATCCAATGAGAGTTCCATATCTATATTTCTATAAAACTTTGAGTATTGAATACACATAGAAGAATGTGCCTCCATCATAGAAGAACTATTACTAAATTTAGATATAGAAGTGAGTATACCCGCAAACACGTTTAACACAGCAAATGTATACTGAAAAATAAGAATGTTTCTTTTCATCTCTGGCGAAATATTATCATCACTCGGATTCAACACGGCAAAACCACCAACGCCGGTGATACTCGATATGATAATACACGGATATGTGAGCATATCAGTCATCCATTTATAGTGTAATCGGGCGTGATTGTGTAACCATCTGTACCCCGCAGCCTTTTCGGCCCACCGACGGAGAAGATTTTCTTCCTTCTCACACCAATGGTGGGTGTTCATTATTTAACTCGGAGAAAATATGCGCCTGACACCTCGCGAGACGATCGACCTCATTATTCTTTTCGTTGGTCGAGTGTGCTCTCACCCACTCGATGGTCAATGTATTCATGTGTTTTACCAATTCAAAAATACGCACCCACAGTGTTTTGTTCGCGACATCTGTACCTGTACTCGTTTTCCACCCATTTGCCATCCATTTTTTTGACCATTCGGTGACACCGAGCTTTACATACTTACTATCTGTGTATAATATGACGTCATTTTCACCAATTTCCAAACATTTTTCGAGTGCCTTAATCACTGCCGTCATTTCCATGATATTGTTTGTAGTCGTGTGAAACCCTCCCTCGACTACAAATTCTGGATCATAACACTTGGCGGCCCATCCACCCGGACCTGGATTGTGTAGACAACTCCCATCTGTATACACCTCTATCATCTCTTATGATTTATTGGATTTTAAACTTTAACTGAAATTTTTCTTTGAAAAAAAAAATAATTTTTTAAAAACTTTCTTTTGAAAGAAAAAAGTGTCAGAAAAAAAATAATTTTTTATAAAGTTTTAGCTTAATATGAACTATTGGTTCCATTAAATGTACCACCGTATCCACTGTTTGAAGATATGGTCCTTGAGTTGAGCATTGGTAATTTAGATCTGTTATTGAAACCACCCCCGTTGTTGGAACCACCCCTGTTGTTATTGAATTTTTCTTTCTTGAAGAGGTAGTAAACTATTATCAAGCACGCTATACCCGTAATAATGCTAAGCCATATAACACCCACGTTTGTTCCTTTCTTAATACTCGGTTCACCAACAACAAGTTTTTCGTCATCGACTGGTTCGACTGGGAGTTCGATTTGCTTTTCTTCTTCCGCCATTTATAGTAAAACTATATTTTATTTACTAACGTTTTTTGGTATGTACGATTTACCATTTTTAAACGCAGTCCCCATGTTTTGCATTTCACCTATTGCGTGATCGCGAGGCATGTATTCAAAAAATTCACCACCTTCATCAAATGGATTTGGGTAATCATCTTGTTTCATGCGTGCATTTATACGTATATTGTGGTCTCGCATGAAATTAATATTATTTTTGCCAATTTGTACAAAAGTATCGTAATATAATTTTTGTTTTTCTGGATCCATGAGCATATCAGCGACTTTATTTCTTATATCAATGAATATATTTTCAAAACTGTCGCCTTTAAGAGCGTACCTGTCACAATTCTCGGTATTACCTGATTTCCATTCGTCACCATTTAATTCACTATTCGGGGGAACTTCTCTAAATTCATCCGTATCACCAACTCTACACTTAGTAATTATTCTTGCTTTATTTTCACTAAGCATTTCTTTCTTCATACTACAGTCCATTTTGGTTAAACATTCTAATAAATCATTCTTTTTGATGGATTCTTTAATGGCACCACCTATATCTTCAATGACACTTACTACGACTTGTGCATCACCCGAATCATTTATGAGTTTATCGAGCATTTCCTTGACGAGTGTCTGGTTAAACACTTCAATGGATATATCAAGAAATTGTTCGAGTATAGTTCCGGCTATGGTAAGACCATTGTTATCATTTGGAGACGTGTATCTCTCACGCATTCTATACTTTTCCATATTTTTAACCTTTTTCTTCAACTCGGCGAATTCTTCCCCTGGTCCCATTGGTGCCGTTGGTGCAGTTGGTTCGGATGGTTTTTTCCCTTTAATAAGTACAATTGCGAGAATAATCCCAAGTAAAACAAACACCCAGATCATTATATATATATATACTATAAAATTTAAAAACGATGATAACATTTTTAAATTTTATGTTTAAATTTTACAATACTTAAGCAAAAATAAGCTTAGTTGGAGAAGGCCAAACCGCCCATTCCGCTTTGGATGCGGAGGACGTTGTAGTTGGACGCGAACATGCGAAGAGTGGTCTTAGCCGTGTTAGCGCGCGCCTTGATAGCGACTTGGGCATTGTCAATACGAGAGAAGTTGCAGGTGCCAGTTGGTTGGTGTTCTTCTGGCTTGAGCGCGAAGGAGTACGCGTAGACACCTGGCGCTGGGGAACCGGAGTGGTGAACGAATGGTTGGACAGTGTTGAAGTACTTACCCGACTGCTCTTTGAATCTGTCTTGTCCATTAAGAACTAGTTTGAAGGTATCAACAGTACCGTCAATGTCTTCGCAGAAGGAGTCGGCGGCACCGTCAACCGCAAGCATTGGCGCACCGGCGAAGGAGGTGGAGATGAAGCAGTTGGATTCGGTCGCGAATCGGGCAACGTTCGCGGTGACAGTTGGCGCCGCGTTGGAGGTGTTCCAGGTGTCGGTACCGTCATCCAAGCAGAAGACGAGTTCCTTTACTGGGTGGTTGTAAGAAAGCCGCTTTTGGACTTCCGAACCGGCGGTGACGGTGTCAGTACCGGTGTGTTGGACTTGCTCGATGAGGTATTCGTGGCCCTTTTGCGCGAAGCGACGACGTTCCTCGGTGTCGAGGTAAATATAGTTCGCCCAAACCTTAAAAGTCTTGTCGGTGATGGTACCGAAAGTGGCAGACAAATCAAAGTCGAGACGGACTTCGTGGTATTGGAGGGCAATCAAAGGCAACGCCAAACCTGGGTTGCGGTTGAAGAAGAAGATGAGTGGCAAGAAGATCTTGTCGCCACCACGGATCGCGGTGGTCATTTTACCGTAGTTGCTCTTCTTGGCTTCGTCCAAGTAGAGCTCGGCATACAAACGCCACCACTTTTGGTAGTGCTTGTCGATGCGCTGGCCACCGATGGACAATTCAACATCCTTGACCATACGCTCCGCGAGCCACGCGTCATCACTGACGGAGCCAGCAGACGCCTTGGACTCAATGTACATGTCGGCAACCAAATCACCGTTACGGGCGATGGTAACGGACACGCGGCCGTTGGAGTCTGGGGTACCGTTGACGGTTTGTTCGATGTTTTCCATAGCGAAGTTAGTGTGACGCTTGTACACAGCTTGGAAGAAGGTAACTTTTGGGTTACCCGTGAGATAGACATCTTGGGCGCCGTACGCGACGAGTTGCATGAGGCCACCAGCCATTGTGAGTTTTTTGTACTATATACAGAGAAAATAATTTTGCGAAAAAACTCAGCTTGATTTTTCCTGGTGTAATGTATAATGTCTGAACCAACTATCGATATAGAGGAATCTGAATCCGAGTATGAAACCGAGAGTGAACTCGATGTTCAGATCGACGAATCCATTTCACCCGAAACTGTCGAGGACGAGGAAGACGAAATCCCAGAGTGGACTGTCACCGGCGAAGAAGAAGTAGATGTGATTGGCCATATGACGAATGTTGCGGCATCCCTGTTTTCCACGGAAGAGGGTGAAACTGTGTGTAGCGCCCTGGTATCTATATCTAAGCAACTTGAGACACAAAACCGAATCATGATAAAAATCCTGGCTCAACTCCAAAAATCTACTTAGAAAAATAGATAGTACTTAGTATAAGGTTCAAAATGTTGGATGATACTACCAACTTCATCACACAAGATGCGAATAGAGTCGAGACTAATCAGATCATGTGGATGAATCATATCCAAAGTCTCAATCCTGAGCAACTCATAAGCTTTTTGACCCAATTGGAAGATATGTGGGACATTTCTAGACAGAACGACGAAGCAGTTTCCTTCCAACTGGGTTTTAAAAATTTCTTCTTACCTGAAGAACTCAACGGAGAATCCGGGTTACCCGAGAATTCCATAGACATAGAGAGTATATCTGCGAAACACCAACGAATGAACCTACAACTTGGTCAGTTATACCATAGAGCTGATATTTTGAAGATACTTGACCTGGATGATGGAGACGATAATAAGATTTCTATGCGTATCAATCGTTTAATAGATCAAGTGGATGATGCGTGGCAAATCGTGTTTAGACATACACGCATCTACGAAAGAATTAACAATCCCACGTATATACCGATCAACCCGGAAACAGACCCTTCAATTTTTAGGTGTTCAACGTTAACCACGAATATGGATGAATTGAGCCCGTATCAACAAGCAATTCTTACCATTCTTAAGAAGCTTTATGAGGGAAACATCAAGAGATACAAGGGGTACTGTTGTAAGCAAATACGAACCGAAGATGGATGTGATACTCGCGCGTGGAAACAGATTCAAAGAATTCAAGATTATGTGTATAGCGTTTCACAAAAAGAGACAGAGTTTGAGTTATGGAAAAATCTATCATCGAGGGGTTCTGGATACAGCGACGTAATCCGTCACTTATCCAATTGTAATGATATGCAGTTTCCAGAGATTAAGAGAAATCGCCATGTGTGGTCTTTCAAAAATGGCATTTTCATTGGCAAAAACTGGTCATCAAAAACTGGCCTGTACGAAACTCGCTTTCACACATATGATTCACCCGAATTTAAAAATCTGGATCAGGCTATCGTGAGTTGTAAGTACTTTGACATGGATTGCGAAGATTACTCACACACTGATAGATGGGAAGATATCCCGACGCCATATTTTCAATCTGTACTCGATTACCAAAAATTCGACGAAGAGGTATGTAAATGGATGTACATCATGGGTGGTCGCCTGTGCTTTGACGTGGGTGATATGGATGGATGGCAGGTAATCCCTTTCTTGAAGGGTATCGCCCGTTCTGGAAAATCAACACTGATTACCAAGGTATTTGCCCATTTTTACGATGTTGACGACGTTCGGACGTTATCAAATAACGTTGAAAAGAAATTTGGTCTCGCGTCTATTTATGATGCATTTGTCTTCATCAGCCCAGAAATCAAGGGAGACATTTCTTTGGAACAGGCGGAATTTCAATCTATCGTGTCTGGAGAACAGGTCTCGTGTGCTATCAAACACGAGAAAGCGAAAACCATGGAATGGAAAGTACCGGGTATTCTGGGTGGCAATGAAGTGCCGAGTTACAAGGACAATTCCGGGAGTGTTTTGAGACGTATGTTGACATGGAACTTTGGTAAACAGGTGAAAGATGCAGATCCGACGCTCGACAAGAAACTTGAATCTGAAATCCCAATTATCCTTCAAAAGTGTATCCGCGCGTATTTGGAATATGCCCAAAAATACACGAACAAAGATATATGGAATATAGTTCCTAAATATTTCAAGGATGTTCAAAGACAGGTTGCGACAGTTTCGAGTACTTTGGAAAACTTTCTTCAATCCTCGTACATCAAATACGGCTCCGATCTTTTCTGTCCTCAGAAGGAGTTTATCAAGAAATTCAATGAGCATTGTACCGCGAATAATCTTGGTAAACCAAAATTCAACCAGGATTTCTATGCTGGGCCATTCAGCCAAAGGGACATCGAGGTGCGTCAGCACAGCGCTTCATATTGCGGGGTTCCCTTCAGTATGCAGCCATTCATATTTGGTTTGGATATAGTAAACGACATGTTAGTATCTAACGAAGATGATTCTTAATAAAAATATACAATTACATTAGATATGGAACGCCCTAGCTCCCTACAAAATTTCATAAAAAATTCGGGTGTAAATGTCAGGCGCACATCACCGCCCAGTTTTCCAAAGCGATTACAGAACTCGACTATAAATAACCAAAATTTGGGTAATTTTGCTGAATTTTTGAATATTAACAGTAACAACAATAACAATAACGTACGATATCTCACACTGAGCGGTCTTAATTTGGGTATGTTTAATGCGACCGTAAACAAACAATTCAATGCCGAAGCGCGCGTTGAATTGAAAGACATTCTCACAAAGGCGCCACTTGGAAAGACCTCGATCGGTCAAGGGCTTTACATAGACACGAAAGAAATTGTCGGCGTGTATGGTCGATTTAAGACTGGATTCACGCACACACGTGAGTACGGAAAGAAGGGTGACATAAATTTGAATTTTTTCACCGTTCAAATCAAATTTTCACTCACAAATGGTAGCGAGACAAACGGTGGTACTGTGAACTTTTACAAAAATGGTAAAATTCGTTTTTCGGGTGGATTCGTGGGCAAAGGTGATGAAATAGAAAACCAACCAGAACTCATACGTCGTTTCATGGTAAAGAGTTATACGAGAGGCCAAGCGTTCTTTTATAACCCATTTGAATACAACAATTTAAGTGCGCAATTCAGAATTAACGGTGTGATAAAAGACCTCAGACGTCTTCACATAAATAGCCGAAAGTACGGTATTGAAACGAATTATGAGCCAGAACTTTCTCCCATGATGTATGCAACCTATAAAGGACACAAATATATCATCGCCAAATCGGGTGCTATACAGATATCTGGAGCTAAAAATCCAAAAGCACTCAATGATGCATACCGCGCGGCAAATCAGCTATTCAATATGTTATACACCAAAAATGAAATAACACTCACCGCACAAGTACCAAACAAGATTGTGCGTCCATCTAAAAAGAAATCTAAAGCGTCGACGTGTCCAAAAACGAGGCGACCACCATGCAAAACTGGATTTGAAGCAAAGAAGAACCCACAAGGTGACGAATGCTGTTACAAAATACCAAAGAAGAAATCAACGCGTAAATCTCCAAAGAATGATAAGGAAATTACATACGGTAAGAATGGACAACTCATGATAGGTAAGAAAAAATGTGAATCTCTCACGAAACCTATGCTTTTGGACATGGCGAAGAAACTCGGTGTAGTGAACGCGAAGGACAAGAACAAAAAGGAAAAGTTGTGTGCGATGATTAAACAATTTTCGTTCGGTAACGAAAATTTCAAAGTTGGGAGCAAACCATGTATTTCTTACAAAAAGAGTGATCTCGTGTCTATGGCTATATCGAAGGGTATATCCGTGTCTAATTCCGATACCATAAAAACCCTCTGTGGAAAACTCAAACTCGATGTGAGTAAGCGTAACGCTAACGCAAACAGAAAAGAAAAGGAAAATCGGGCGCTCAATGCGGTGCTCAAGAAAGAAGCTAAGATTGGTAACGTAGAAATAAGACGAAAACTGAACAACAAGGGTATCAGAAACGACATCATAAAATTATATGGTACGCGATGGATGAAGAAATATGGTAAATTCATGAACATAAACAGGGACGTAGACGAGATGTCCAATTTGATTAATAATGCGTCCAAAGAAAAGAACGTCGTGAACAAGATGGGTGTTCTTAAAAAGATGGTCGCAAACGACCTAAAGAAGGGTCTAGTCACTGAATGGAAAAAGGAGCGCATCAATGAGTACAGGAAGAAACTCATCATGAATGAATATGGAAAATATGGAAATGCAATCTGGAATTACGTATTGACTCATAACCCATCGAGTGCCGACATCAAAAAGTACGCCGAAAAATACAAGAAAACGCGAGCCAAAATTGCCTAAGTTAAAGTGATCGAACTTAAAAAATAAGGATGTTTAACTCGATCGTGAACAACACATTTTCATACTATCTGACTCTTGATGAGTTCAGAAATGAGATCCCAGAAGATATACGACCATCATGGGTAAAACTCACGACGATTACGATGGTATCGAGTTTCAACAAACCAATTGATATACAACGACTTCGAATGTGTTTTGAAAAGATTACACCCATTCGAATTCGGATGTCCGGCAAAGATAATTCACATGGATATGAATGGTCACTTAAACCAACGTCATTTTACAACCAAATTACGTTATGTTACACAGATATGTACAGTACAAAATCAATAAAGTTATTCCCGAATGGAAGTATACAAGTGGCTGGGTGTGCAGACTTGGTGAACTGCAAACATATCATAAAACAACTGTCTTTATTGATTGGGAAGTTACTGAATGAAACATCCATTCCACCATTAGATACATTTAGAGTCGTGATGATTAACTCCAATTTTAGTCTCAATTGGAACATCAACTTAATGCGAACAGCTGATCATTTTGAACAATATTCGGAATTATTCAAAGTTTCATTTGAACCAGACAGGTATTCAGCTGTAAAAGTTAAATTTAAACCAGCGGAAGACATGAAAGAAGTTACGACTAGTATTTTTAGTACGGGCAAAGTGATTATCACTGGAGCAGAGACGTTCAAGGAGATCGCATTTGCATATAACATAATTAACCAACACATAAACACAGAGCCATCGATTCGGGTGAATAAGGTCACCGATGATAAAATAGAAATCTTCGATACTTTATCAGGAGCAAAGATACATGACATTATTAAAAAACTGAAATGTATGAACGTCAAATCTTGGAAATCCACGATACACAATAATCAAATTAATTTCTAATGTAATAATAAAAATGTCTCAGCGACTTGGAATGGCCGATGGTCGATGCTTCACCGTGAACTCGTCTAGCCAATTGTACAACAACTATCTCATGAAGAAGAACGGCGTCTCGTATGAAGACAACTATTCGTACAGAAAACTACTTCAAACAAAGGGACCAGCCCTCTTTAAAAAGGACACAGAACCCGAAGAGCGTTGTGCTTCTTGTAACAGACCACTTGTTGATACGAGTGACATCTATTAGATACGTAAAATTAGCTTTATTTTAATATACTACTTTTCTAGAGAATGTGTCAGTGTGCCATATGTCTCAATGAGGTGAGAGAGACGAGGCACAATAAACCTATACGGTGTGGACATCTATTTCATTCACATTGTCTAGAAAAATGGAAAGAAAAAGGTAAGCAAACATGCCCGGTGTGTAGAAAGATATTTGATGGCGCAAACTTTAGAGTTCAAATAACAATACACAACATGTTTGAAAATACATCAAATGTCATAGACTTACAAGATCAATTCATTTTTAACGCACTTGATATATTTTTTGATATGGAAACCGAGGAAGATATGTCAAGCCTTCTTTCCGACTTTGGAGTGAGTGTGTCCGACTTTGATCCCCTTGTTCTTAACACAGAATGAACTGCAGTACGTCTTGTAATTTAAACCTGGATAATCACGCGAAGCTTTACGCGGATCGATGATAACATTTCCTTTTGCGTCGGTCACGAGTGGTCCAGTCGCCCACCCTCTCTTATGAGCGAATATATTTGCTTTAAAACGCATGATTCTACCTGGTACTAGTTTAGGCATAGCCTTCTTGACGCGAGTAAGTGGTACTTTAAAAAATCCAGCTATGGCTTCGTGTGTGTTACCTTTCTTGACTTTATATTCAACCTCATTCACCTGTTTATAAAAGTGAAAGTCACCCTGCCTGAAATAATTAGATGGGTTTCCGGGTGCTATGAACATCATGACCTTATAGTACCCAGGTTTACACTTTTCTTCAGCTTTCGCCACATAGACTCTCTTTGGATTATCAGCGACGACTCTCTGTGGCAATTTCTTACAACTCACATAGGAATGATTCATGTTCTTCATACCAGCTCTCTCACCGGGAACACTTTTATATGATCTTTTCTTTTCATAATCACCGACTGCATAGGCATAACAGTTATTGTTATTTATACCAACAGCTCTACCCCATAACTTCTGTGTAAACTTAGGCTCTGACCCGCTCAGGGGAAGCCTTTTGGGTGTTTGGCCCATTAATAATATTTCAGAAAAAAAAATGTTATTAATAGATAAATGATTCAAGGCCTTGTTAACGCGCGCAAGACCCAAGACGCCATCACTGAACTTCTCAGCTTTGTGCTCGTTATTTTGATTAGCACCTTCGTGTTGCGTTTCCTCTGGAACCGATCTCTCGTTAAGCACATCACTGTGCTTAAAAAGCTCGACACCTTCCTTGACGCCTTTATTATGTCTCTCGCCCTCGCTGTTGTCCGTGGTATCTAAACCTCTTGGTAACCAGAGATTTCTTCACCATCGGAACTCACAAGAGTTGGAAACGACTCGATTCCATTGCACTGTCCTTTTTCACAGTCAATGAATTCGTAAGCCTTGTTATTTTTCTTCATGTAATCCAATTGCTTTCTGGTCCATCCACACCACTCTGCGCCATACACCTTCCATTTCTTGTGACACTTTTCACAATCGCATCCCTCGCATGTGCATCGCCCCTCTTCACATCCACACCCACAATCACACGTCTTTCTACGAGTAACACGTATCAATATCACAACGACAATAATTGCAGCGAGTATGACAAGACTAGTTCGCAAATCCATTTATTTATTTCACATATTTTAATTTTAGTGATTCGCATATCTTCTCAATGGTTTTACCCTGGGTATCCACACCAGCCTTTTTCGCCAATTCGACAATATCTTTCTTTTTATACGTGGTACACTTTTTTCCATTAACCCGGACGTACCCCTTTGGTGCAACGGCAACTTTTATGGGCGGCGATTTCCTCTTGTTCACGACAGCCTTTGCTCGCTCTTTGTTCATAACAGCCTTTGCGCGTCTCATCGCAGCAGATTGACTGGTGGTAGCCACCTGTTTTGGTTTCACGATCTTTTTTATTTTTGGAATTGGCTTTGCTTTTGGTATAAAAGACAATGGGTCTGATCGTTCTGTTATTTTAAGTCTGTATGGTACAAAGAACCGGTCCGCAAATATCTTTTTAAACGTAGGTAAATCTGAATGATCGGCATTTAATCGTAATCTAAAGTTTTCTATTTTATTCGTTTTATTACCTAGGTATTCTCTGGGTAATATACGTTGAATGAACCTAATCGTCTCACCTACAGATTCAGTGTTTAGCCTGACGCATATCAAGAAGAGAGCATTCAAAAAGAGATGTGCATCATACATTGGGTGTGACTTCGGAGAAATACCCCATTCCCTGTCCAGACCTTTTGTTGTTGGGTTTTTAATGGTACTCGTAGAAGAAAGACCATAATCGGTCAAGAGAGTCTTAATCCCCACATCCTCAACTTTCAATGTGATAGTATCAATCTTCATCTCCATTTTCTCAAGAGTTGGGGTATCCGCGTTTATAAGAATATTCTTCGCGTGTAGATCGCTGTGTCTGAAAGACGGGTATTTTTTATGTATTCTGTAAAGATTATACAAAACATCGGTGATTATGAACCTAAAGTGTATTGGTCTCAGCTTGGTTATATTTTTCTTGATGTAATCTTCGAGTGCACCGCCATTCACATATTCACTGTACATTATGTTTCGTTTTCCACATGTTTCGAGTGCATACATAGTGACTCCACCAAGTTTGTTCAACATTTTACCAATCTTATATTCGGATTTTAGGGATTCTTGTTGAATCTTTATGGCTATATCCTTTTTACATTCTTTGTCTACACACCCAAAGAATATCTCACCATATTCACCTTCACCTATTTTCTTTGTACCAACGCGAGTTCGAACAGCTTTTTTAACGGATAAATTTGGGACTTTGTTGCTATTTATTGTATAAAATATCTTGTCTGGATTACAACCTAATTTTTTGATGGCTTCAGTCACTTCTTTGCCTATTTTCTCATGATCCTTTGGTGTCTTAGCCTTTCCAACTTTACTCCTGAGGAATTTGAGATTTCTAATATGCTGATCTACCTGCATTTAATATAGTTTTAGATTTTATTCATCAACCTCTTCGTAGTACTCTTCTTCGGCGCCTTCATCGACCGCATCACTCGGAGCCTCAATACCTTGGAAGGCAAACGAGGGGAGCTTCGTAGATTGCTCAAAGAGAGCTTGAGACAAACGCAAACTCACTCCAAACTTGTTATCGATAAACCAAATTTGGGTCACATTTACGATACACATGCATCGCTGACCCTTTTCAATTGAATCAATCGGGGCGAGTTCTCGCTTAGGATTGTATGCTTCAGCCATGAATTCACCAGTCGGCTTCGTCATAACCTTGAGCTTCACAGTATCAGGATATTCCTCCTTACCCGGTCGCACAAGAGGCTTGTACAAAGCTTCCTTCATAACCTCAACATTGTACACCTTCCCAAGCCATTCCTTAGAATTTGCGGCGACCGTTTCAATGATACGAGCATCAAGTTCTTTGAGCTTGTTTGAGAGTTCGACGGCTTGTTCGTTATCGGGATCAATAGATAAGTCAAGAGAGTAAGATGTCTTGTTAGTCGTCTCATCAGTAAAAGCGCTCAAACCGTAAGGGCTTCGCATGAACGGAAGTTGCAAATACAACTTGCCCTTACCGTCGGCCGTGTTAATGTATACTGTTTTGCCACCATTCTTGTTTTTCTTCATTTTACTGAAGACGACAGAGGACGGATCGAAAGTGCTGGAAAGTTGGATCATGTTAGAGGACGACATCGCTTGTTTTGTATATCTTATAATGGTGTCCAAACTTTAAGCACGTTTTTTTTCTTGATCTACATTATAAAAGTAATGGGCTTCTTTAAGGATTGTGGATGTGGATGCGGGGGTGCCAAGGCCCAGCAGAAATTTTTGATTTCTGTGATGTCTGCCCTCGTATTTTTTGTGATTTCTAACCCAGACACGTACAGACTTACGCGCACTATTTTCGGTAAATGGGTCTCCGGTCCAACCGGATGCCCATCTCTCCGCGGCCTCATTCTTCACACGGTTGTTTTCGTTCTCATTACATGGGCCATGATGAACATAAAGAAAGAAGGGTATTCGGTAGAGGGTGAGGGTATGGACATGGTTGGTCCATCTCCAGAAGAAATTGATATGGGTACGGAAGAAATGGAAATGGAAATGGAGGGGGAGGAAATGGAAATGGAAATGGAAGCGCCACCATCTATGGCTGAAACTCCAGCTCCACTCCCAGGATTCAGCGAAATGCAATTCGATGTCTTGGATAGTGGATCCATGCTCGCACCACTCGACGTTGTTGGTGGTGAAGTCGACGCGCCAGCTGGTGTATCCTGCAAATGCGACGATGGCAGCTCTTTGACTATTTCTCGCTAAATAATGTAATAATAAGTAAAACACTCAACATAATAAACACATAATGTTTATTATGTGGAATAAATAATTAGAAATCTTCGTCAAACTCAATCTCGTGTGTATCTTCGTCCATCTTTCCATAATCTCCTACGCGTTTTTCGAAAAAATTGGTTTTCCCATCCAAACTGATGGTCTCCATAAAATCAAATGGGTTGGATGAATTCCAAACCTTTTCTTGTCCCACCTGTTTCAGGAGTCTGTCAGAAACGTATTCGATGTATTGTGTCATTTTCTCGGAATTCATACCAATGAGACTGCACGGAAGAGCATCCAAAATGAATTCCTTCTCGATGTCTACAGCCTCCTTAACAATTTGTTGAATCGTGTCCTTGCTAGGTTTGAATTTAAGCATATTGAACAATTCAACCGCAAATTGTTGGTGGAGCCCTTCATCTCTGCTAATCAATTCATTACTAAAACAGAGACCCGGGAGAAGACCCCGCTTCTTAAGCCAGAATATGGCACAGAAGCTCCCGGAAAAGAATATACCTTCCACGCATGCAAAAGCCAGGAGGCGCTCACTGAATGGTCTCGATGTATCAAACCATTTCATCGCCCACCTCGCTTTCTTTTCGATACACGGTACCCGCTGTATCGCCTCGAACAACTCCTTTTTCTCAGAAGGAGAACGGATGTACTTGTCTATCAATTTACTGTATGTTTCGCCATGCACCATTTCATTGTGCGCTTGGTACGCATAAAAGCTACGAGCTTCTGGATACTGAACCTCATCCGCAAAATTATTATTGAGGTTTTCAAATACAATACCATCCGAACCGGCAAAGAATGCCAAAATAGTCTTAATGAAATGCCGTTCGTTATCTGTGAGTTTGTCCCAATCGTCCATGTCTTTTGAAAGATCCACTTCTTCGGCTGTCCAATTACTCATTTGTGCCTGTTTGTAGAGAGCCCAAAGGTTATCATGCTGAATAGGGAACACGGTAAACCTATTCAGTGTTGGTAAAAGCATTGGCTCTGCGTCGTCTATGTAATCTTGAAAATCAAAAAAGTTTCCATGGTGCTTTCCGTCTATGAAAATTTGTGGGTATGAGGAAATAGATTTCCCACAAAGCTTTTCGAGATCGTCCTTCCCAATTTTAGTTTTTTTGTAATCGAGACACAAGTCCTTGCACATCTGTTCAGCTACGTCACAATATTTACATCCATCCTTCGAAAAAATTTCAATCCCCATGCGTGTTATTACTTGAAAATATTTTTGTCTCAAAACTTTAAGGATGATAAATTTTGCTGAGATACAGCCTGGTGATTTACTAAAAGTTTTATTGAACATAGACGATATTGACGACGAAATATACGCTATAACAAAGGAAAACATGAAAGATTACCTGGTTGTAAATTATTACCTCGATACATCAAAGGTGTATAAAGGTGCGAGAGTATATGAACTTGATGAAAACGAAGAATTGGTTCAAATTGAAAACCTGTGTGAACACTACCCAGAAGGGGCTTCTCTTTTTACAGATATAGGAAACTCCATGTATTGTATTTCAGATGAAATCGATGATGATATGGACAGTGATATAATAGACGAGTCCGATGAAGAAAGTGATCTCGAAGGTTTTATTGTTCCTGACGATGAAATAGACGGCCAAGTCATACCACCATCGTCGCATACACAGGTTGATAAGGAATGGAATGACTGGGAACCAACCAGTCCAGGTTCTCGTAAATTCAAGAAGGTTGTCGATTCACTCGAAGAGTTTGCCAAAATGCACGCCGATAATCTCAATTTTTGATAACCTAAGTGCGGGTTTCCATTAGTAAAAAAAAGAAGCTTTTTGGTATGGAAGGATTGGCTGCCATTTGGTCGGATGTCGACCGTTTATTGAATAAACCTACTATAAGAAAGTCAATCAATACACATATATGTATTTGCGGGGGTATAAAAGTATTCACAAAAGAAGGAATGCCGGTGTGTTCATCGTGTGGTGTCATACAAGAACACTACATAGATGATGGTCCAGAATGGACGAGTGGTATATCAGAAGACGGCAAGGTAAAAGATGCATCTAGGTGTGGTAACCCAAACCCAAATCCAGAGTTGTTCTCCGACGCCTGGGGTAAAGGGACTGTCATATCTACAAAGAATACGTCAAATTATGAAAATAAGAGGATGGCAAAAATAAATTTCCATCAATCTATGAATCATACAGATAGGTCGTTATTTCACGCGTATAGAGACATAGACGAAGCGTGTCATACGTTACCTGAAAATGTACTAAAAGACGCTAAGATGATGTACAGAAAATTCAATGTAGAAAAACTCACACGAGGGGCCGTGAGACTCGGTATCAAAGCAAACTGCGTTTTATACGCATGTAGACTTTCAAATATACCTAGAACAACAAAGGAAATTGCTGACATGTTTGGTATTCAAAGTAAAGATATTAGTCGAACAACACAAATGTTCAAAGATACATTACTTGGAAATACGAAGAAGAATTACGTAACAAAACCGTTCAACGTCATGCAACGGTTACTTAATTCATTTGAAGTCACGAGAGAACAAAGACTTGAATGTAACAAGATGTGTAGTAAATTAGAATCGTGTGCAGATCTCATGAGTAAAACACCTAATAGCGTTGCTTCGGTCATCATTTACATAGTGATGAATGGATCACTGACAAAGAATGTGATCAGTGATAAATGTTCTGTATCTATACCAACCATAAACAAAATAGAAAATATCATTAAACGATACTTAGAGGAATGATTGTAATATAATTTATCATGGTTAAACTTTTTTTATCGACCCCATGTTATGGTGGATTGTGCCTAGAAAAGTATGCAACTAGTATAATTAAGCTTCAAATAGAGCTAATTAAAAACGGTATTCAGCTTATGCTTGATACCACAGAAAATGAATCACTTGTTCATAGAGCTCGAAATGTATCCGTGGGTCGATTCATGCAAGAATCTGATGCAGACGTTTTTATGTTTATAGACGCAGACATAGAATTTAATGCGGAATCCGTAGTTAGGCTTGTGAAATCCGAACATGAAGTTTCTGTCGCGGTATATCCAAAGAAAGTGGTGATGTGGGATCAGGCAAAAACAGCCATATCAAACGGTGATGAAAGAAATATGGCCATGCTTTCATCGAGTCTCGTGGCAAATGTAGGTGCTGCTCGTCGTTCTGTCGAAAATGGGTTCGTGGAGTTACTCGATGGTCCGACTGGATTCATGGCGATTAAGCGATCCGCTTTTGAAAAGCTCGAAGAAAAGTTCCCTGAATTAAATTGCAAAAATGATCATCAAAACAGGACATTTGACTCATATTGCGCAGTATTTGATTGTATGATAGACCCGGATTCGAAGAGGTATTTATCAGAAGATTACGCGTTTTGTAGAAGGTGGCAACAATCTGGTGGTAGTATATTCGCTGATATACAGACAACACTTGGTCATGTAGGTAATTTACCATTTACCGGATGTATGAATGAAAGGCTTAAGGTTTAGAGATTTATATAAAATAATGAAGTTATCTACTATAATTGTAACGCGTGGTAAATCATGTCATGTGAAGACACTTCACACCATACTTCGTTTAAACTTGTATTGTATGCAAGCAAGGGGTACACAAAATGAAGTTGTGTATGTAAATGACGACCCATATGAAAAGTCGGAAATCATACAAAAGCACATGAAGTCATCAGATAGGATATTGTTTATCGACTTTGGCGTTGCCATGGATGATAAGTCCATCGCGCAAGTGCTCAAACCTCATGAAGGTATCGGGTGTCTCGTGTTCCCAGCTGTAAAAGAGGGTATAGATTGGGATATGTTCAAAGAAAAGGTAAAATCAGGTGTAGACGAACCAGTTGAGCAATTGGGTTTACATTTTGACACGGAAGTCGCAAATAAAGTTGCTGAAGATATATACACAGTTAAATCATCTGAAGCAAGATGCTGGCTCATGATTTGTAAAAATGCACTCAAATATGTGAAAGATAAGAGAACAAATGATTGCAAAGTTCCACCTAGAATGAAACATATGTTTTCCAAGTTCAAGGAACTCGGGGTAAAAATTCATGCATATACAGCATCTAAGTTGGTGGTGACTTACACACATGAATGTGTAAGTAATCTCTTGAACGCCGCTGGTATTAAAGCCAATTAAAGATTTGAATTAAAATACTAAACAGATGTCACGGGTATCTGTAAAGAGGGATGACCCACTTTACACATACGCGATAAAGTATATGGAAAGTAGATGGGGTGTCACTGGAAGATTTCCTGGGTGTCAACCTGTATCCATCGAGTTCAAACACTTTGATACGTTACGAAAGAATGACTATGTGGTGTGCGAAAAAACGGATGGTGTGCGTTTCATGCTGTTGGCTTTCATGTACGGAAACCACAAAGTGTGTGTATTCATAAACAGGGCACTTGATATGTTTTTGTGTAAACTCAATTTTAGGCGCCCTATTTACGAAGGTACTATACTTGAAGGAGAGTTATATGAAGATACGTTTATGGTATACGATTGTTTAATTGAATGTGGTGTAACTGTTGGTCACAAGAATTTTATAGATCGCATCGAACATTGCGAAAATGCGTGTAAAAAGCTCATGTCTCTTAAAAATGACGCAACAAAATTGAAGATGAAGACATTTCATCTCATGTCGGATTTCGAAAGTTTCATGAATGACTATTTACCAAATGTGACTCAAGATGTAGATGGGCTTATATTTACACCTATCAATTGTCCTATGAAAATTGGTACACATGAAACCATGTTTAAATGGAAACCAAAAGAGAAAAACACAATAGATTTCAAAGTGAAATTTGTTGGTGATCAATGGAGACTTTACGTTCAGGAAAAGGGTGAACTCGTATTCGAATCTATCGTACCGAGAGACAAAATGGACACATCATGGTTAAGAGAAAACATGATCATTGAATGTAAATATATGACCGATGACACGCCAATGTGGTGGATGCCAATCATGGAACGAACCGATAAAACCTACCCTAATAATAGACGCACATTTTATAGAACTCTCGTAAACATAAAAGAGGATATCAAGATGACTGATTTTTTAAAGTGTATATGAGTACATAGTACCCAGCTTTATCTTTCAAGTCCGTTTCAAATACATGTTCATCATCTTGAGCATACCATTTACCATCAAATGCACACGCAGAAACATAGTGTCCTCCCCATTGCACACCTTCGTGTATTATACAAGATTGTAATGTATATTGAATATCGTCATTAAACTTAATGTTCCTTTCGAGTTGTATTCGACTCTTTTTATCGAAAGATATTATCATCACGGGTTGTAATTTTTTGAAGATGGTTCGAGTCGTCGCCACGTGATGTGTATTTCCCTTATCATCGACATACCCTTCGAGTGTATTCCAATTCATACTTTTATTTATGAGATCACTCACTTTACAGACGTGGTCGTCTATAGTGAGAGTTTGAATACTGTAATCTATATCATTTGAATTTTTACCCTCAGGTGATATGGTTATTTGTGTCTTTTTTCCATATAATAGGTGTTTTATAATAGAATAGTCCTTTTCTAAAATGTCTATAATACAAAACAACGCATCCTGTGCATCGTGTGGTTCACCGACTTTAAATCTCGGGAATTCTACTCTGAATGCTTTCATGAGTGGCGTGAGATCAAACTTACCAGACTCTTGTGTACCAAAGTACTTGGTCACAAGATCATGGTACAACTTCGTAAATTTACAGTCTCCCACATATTGACTCTTGTATATGGTTTCAGATATAGGTATCACGTGTAAGAGAGCTTGAATGGCAGAATTAAAGTAACATGTGTTGCCTAAGTTGAAGAAACCATGCATATATTTCATTCACAAAAAATACTTAAGGAAGAGGCGCATTGTATAATAGAATACAATGAATGTAGTTACCGTATTTGACAAAGTGAAGCCATTCTTCGATAAATACAGGGATGAAGATCATGTAGAATTCGAGATTCGCGTTGGAAAATTCAACTGTGGGACTTTTGATACGAACATAGGTCAAGTCGATTTTGATAAGATAATGGAAGGTCTTCGAAATTACAATGGATGGGAACGTATAATCACTACACACGAAGAGGTTTTCTATAGAGAAAGTGACAATCTCAGAATATCAATCGATGAACAAACGTCCGATGAAAAGATTGTGCAGAAAGAGCGAATTCATAACGAAAACTTTGAAAAATTGGACAAATCACCGTTTGATATAAGATTTAGTGTTTCAAAAGAAATCCCGATTGATGATTACGAAGGTGAGATGGATAAAAAGAAAACAAAAAGACGTGTTTCTTTCATACGCAAAAACCTGTCTATTGATATGACATGTGTTACGGGGGGTGCAGAAGATATGGACACAGAAGATCCCAATTCATATCAGATTGAATTAGAAATCATAGATCCAAAGCTGGTTGAAAGTGACAATCAACTGTTTAACATCATCCATAAAGTGAAGGATTTATTTAATATATTGGATACTAGTAAATGATAGCATTGCTGTTATTGATTGTAATACTATACTTTTTGTTTGGTATAGAATATGATGACAAGAACATAGGATCCCTCGGTTATAAATCTAGAAATTTTCATATGTCCCATGGTATGTCAAACAAAATAGTCGACGAAATGAAGAAGAACAATCTCAGTGAAGATAGTATCAAGGAATTCATCATGATGGAAGATAGATTCCTTGAATTAGAGAGAAAGGCTGTGTGTTCACAGGTATCTCGACAATTTGAAGCAGTGGGTGTATCAGATCAAATAAAAAGACGTTTTGTAGGCTATGATTTTTCATATCACGCACAACACATAAAGCAGGCATCCGAACCACAAAAACTCATAAATAAGAATGTTGTATGTTCTTGAACAATATATTTAGAGAATTAATACAAACATATTTATATGACCTCATTTGTAAAATGTGCCACGGCTTGTAAAAATGATACTGTGACTATACAGTATGTTAAGTATACAAACGGCATTGGTTACGAAAACAAAACAGATGTACTTGATACATCACCTATAGGTACATGGTCTGAAATCAAGTCGGTATCCGATACATTACGATATGAACAATTCCTAGATACTATGGTTCATAAAACAACTGAAACCAGGCGAAAAATGGCTTTAGTTGAATTGGAAAATGTTTTGTGTGAAAACAGTAATACACGAAGCATTATCCGTGTATTAAACGCAATTAAGATTTTAGATCCAACCTTTGTCCCACCGGTAATAAACATGAAATGTTCGTGGCAAAAACACCTCGTCAAGAATGTCTGCGAAGTTCACATACCTGAAATAATAAAAACGAACACAAGTGACCTGAGACTTGAAAAGTTCTTTAGAGTGCTACAATTAATAGAGACAGAATCGCCACACTAATCAAATTATTTACCATACGCTTACGAGCTTCTTCATCGACCAAGTTGCGTGGTTTATTTACCAAATTCATTGGTTCGTCGTATTGAATATTTCTTCCTGGTAGAAGATCTCTAGATAAAGGGCAATCACCCGTTTTACCTATTCGACCTGCGATCATTACACCATAATCGCACGCCGGACTCACATATGGGGCTTGTTCGGGTTCTTCCCTTTGTGGTGTATGTTTCGCAAAGTCTATGATTTGTCGACTTGTCCCGGGCATGAAGAAGTCATGTTGAACGAATGGATTAACTCGGTCGATAGATTCCTCGTCACTCAAAGGCATCTTTATACTATCGTAGATTATATTTCTTGAATTTGAGTTTCTTACCGTGCTCGATCCACATTTTATCCAAGTCTATATTTAACATGGATGACAACTGAAACAGATAACTAAACACATCACCCATTTCCATCATGACATCTGTTCCCCGCTCCTTTTTTAGACCCGTCTTTTTGTATGTTTTTTTGTACTGTCTAATCGCAGATGCGAGCTCACCAATTTCTTCTGTAAGAAGAAGCCATACTGTATCTATGGCAGCGTTAGACCACCCTTTCTGTTTACACATGTTCTCTGTCTCAATCTTATAATTGTTTAGACTCATGTACATATATACGACTAAAACTTTATATCGTATATAAGTATAGAATGAAGAAGAACCGCGGAAACATAGTCTACACCGTACTGGTTTTATCCGCATTAGTAGCGATTACAGTGTTTATTGTCTCTCGTAAAAAGGTAGTGAGTGAAATTAAAACTACTCAGGATACAAAATTTAAGATTGCACCAGAAAAACAAATCGTGAAACCAGACGATATCATCGAAGAATTAATCATAGGTGATACCGATGAACCCGTCGTTGGTAATGGAACGATAGTCGTTTAAACACCAATCTTATTGTTCTTACCCATTTTGTTACCAGTTGTAGATGTATTTATTGGCGCATCAATTGGTTCTAATCCACGATCCATATCATGAACGTATCCCATGTATTGGGACACACCGGACCTAATTTGTCCAACAGCAGTCTGTATGACTCGCGTGTTCATGAATTTAACCTGTTCATTCACTCGAGAATGGTGATCACCGGAATTGTTTATGAATACAACTCTCATGATAGCATACAGGTCATCCTCACTTTGATAATCGATCGAGATTCCAGTTTTGTTTTTAAAATCTTGGCGAATCGCTCGTTGAAGCAAGTTCACATTGAAGGATGAAAAGAACAGGGTGTTCAAGGGTGTCGCACATTGCTTCATAGAATTCAGGTGAAGATTATCACACATTTAATATAGTCCTGGAAAAAAACTATCAGTAATTATAAATGAACCTTTCGGTTTCCGATTTCGACGAGGCGTACTCCAAGGATGCCTGCCCACAGTTCCGCCCTGAATGCAAGCCAGGTAACTGCTTCATCGCATCTTACCCACCAGTGTCTAAAGCTGGTACATACGGGCCATTCATGATAAATAGTCATCTTGTTCAGCCAGAGCGTAAGGTTGAATTAGCTGGCCCAGTCCCAGTCAGGAGCAGAGACTTTCAAAAAAAGTAATATAAAAAATTCATTTGTATATTTATAAAATGAGGGTTGTCAAAAGATCTGGTCGTATTGAAGACGTTAAATTTGATAAGGTCACCAATAGGATCTCAAAACTTACGTATGGATTATCTGAAAATGTCGATGCGTCTATGATTGCGCAACAGGTATTCTCGTCGATGTATGATAACATTAAAACCCACGAAATCGATACACTCTCTGCTGAGATATGCATCGGTATGATTACCAGTGATCCAGACTATGAAGTTCTCGCAACACGGATCGTTGCGAGTAACATTCAGAAGCGTGTTCCCTCTACGTTTTCTGAAGCCATGCAAAAATTGTGTGATGCGGGTATTGTCACAGAAGAAGTCGCGAAGGTTTCAAAACACATTGATACACATATCAGACCTGAAAGAGATTACGACTTTGGGTATTTTGGATTGAAAACACTCGAGAAAGGGTATCTCCAAAAGATACACGATGAAATCATCGAAACACCCCAATATCTGTACGCTCGTGTATCTATAGGTATTCATGGTGAAGATGTCGAACGCGTGGTCGAAACATACGACGCCATGAGCAAGGGTCTTTTCATTCACGCGACACCCACACTCTTCAATGCGGGCACACCTCGCCCACAAATGTCGTCATGCTTCTTGGTGGCAAACAAGGATGATAGCATTGATGGGATTTATGACACAGTCAAGGAGTGTGCACAAATTTCAAAATGGGCTGGTGGTATAGGTTTACATGTACACAACATCCGTGCGAACAAATCACATATCAGGGGTACAAATGGCACGTCTGATGGTATCATCCCAATGTTGAGGGTGTATAACGCAACCGCTCGTTATGTGAACCAGGCTGGTCGAAGAAAGGGTTCTATTGCCGTGTATTTGGAGCCATGGCATGCAGACATCCTCGATTTCTTGGAAATTCGCCTCAATCAAGGTGACGAAGAAGCGAGGTGTAGAGATTTGTTTTCTGCCATGTGGATTCCAGATTTATTCATGAAGCGCGTTGAAGAGGGTGGAAATTGGAGTTTGTTTTGCCCAGACAAGGCGAAAGGTCTGTCTGATGTGTACGGGAAAGAGTTTGAAGAACTCTATGAAAAGTATGAACGCGAGGGTTTAGCCAACAAGGTTGTTCCCGCCGCAGACATTTGGAAGGCTATCATCAAGTCTCAAAGCGAGACGGGTACACCGTATATGCTTTACAAGGACGCATGCAACGAAAAATCAAACCAAAAGAATCTCGGTACCATTAAATCCTCCAACTTGTGCTGTGAAATTTTGGAACATACTGACAAGGATGAAACGGCGGTGTGTAACCTTGCATCTATCGCTCTTCCCAAGTTCGTCAATAAAACGACGGGTGAATTTGATTATGAAGAACTCCATCGTATTTCAAAGATGGTCACGCGAAACCTCAACCAAGTGATCGATAAGAACTTTTACCCCACTGATACGGCGAAACGCTCAAACATGAGACACAGACCAATTGGTATCGGTGTCCAGGGGCTCGCCGATGTATTCATCATGTGTAGAGAACCATTTGGATCTGAAAAGTCACGCGAAATGAACCGCCTCATCTTTGAAACCATTTATCATGCATCACTTGAATCGAGTTGTGAACTCGCAGACAAACATGGTGCGTATGACACATTCGAAGGGTCTCCGTTCAGTCAGGGTATCTTGCAGTTTGATATGTGGGATGCACCAAAACTTTCTGACCGGTACGATTGGAACGCCATGCGCGAACGTGTGAAGAAGGGCACGAGAAACAGTCTTCTACTTGCACCCATGCCTACCGCATCTACATCCCAAATTCTTGGTAACAATGAGTGTTTCGAACCTTACACACAGAACATATATGTTAGACGCACACTCGCAGGTGAGTTTGTTGTTGTGAACAAACACTTGGTCGATGACCTCAAGTCTGTTGGTCTGTGGTCGAAGGAAATGAAGGATCTCATGGTAAAAGCAAATGGTTCGATTCAAAACATCATTGATATCCCGGCCAATATCAAGGAACTCTATAAAACTGTATGGGAAATGAGCCAAAAGATTATCATCGATATGGCTGCAGACCGAGGTGTCTTCATTGATCAATCTCAATCCATGAATTTATTTGTCGAAAGCCCGACCCTCTCCAAGTTATCGTCCATGCACTTTTATGCGTGGAAAGCTGGTCTCAAAACAGGTATGTACTACCTGCGCTCCAAAGCGAAAGCGAGACCACAACAGTTTAGTTTAGAAGCAGAATGTACCGCGTGTTCTGCTTAAAGCTTTGAATACTATAAATTTTAATACATATGTCTAAATTCGTGAATCTACTAAATGAGCTCGAAATCCCCAAACACGATGGTCGCAAAATTTCCCTATGCACAAAAGAAGGGCGACCGTTACGAATTCAATTCCCCCGAATGTATATGCCATTCGGTGTCTCCGGATTCACACCAGAAGTTGGTCCGACGAAATGGTCACTCGATTTCGCCATGAAAGGATATGACGAAGATGGAAATTACGTCAAGAAATTTTACGAAACAATGCGTGATTTCGAAGAAAAGATCATCGAAGCTGTAGAAGAACAGAGTGAAGACATTTTCAAACGCAAAGTCACGAAGGAGGAACTCAAAGGTATGTTCTTTTCAAACATCAAAGAATCACCTGATCGAGAACCAAAGTTTCGCGTAAAAGTTGATGTAAACATGGATGGTAAGATTAAACCACATGTATATGACGAGCAAAAGAACCCTATTGGAAACGTAGATTGTAAAGATGGTCTCTATTCAAGAAATTCGGGAACTGCGATCGTGGAGATTAACAGTGTGTATTTCTTGAACAAAAAGTTCGGAGTAACCTATAAATTGTACCAACTTGTCGCATACGAACCACAAACGCTCAAAGGGTTTCAATTCGTTATTTAGACATGATGAGAAGTTGATAAATGGCCTGAGCCTCTTTCAGAAGTTTACCTTTTATCATTACATATTTCTTTGGGTCTATACCCTGTTTAATTTTAGCCATCTTGACGGCTTGGGACCACTTTGTGAGAGTCATCTCTTATAATACACTTACATTTTCTTGATGAGCTTCTTGTAAGCAGAGGTACCAGCCTTTGGTTGGAGCTTGAAGCCACTCTTCTTTGGCTTGAACACCTTGACCATCGCCTTCTTGCCTTCCTCTTCCATACGTTCGAGGGCGGCCTTGGACGCAGCCTTACTCTTGATGGCACCGTACTTGTCTTGGAACAAGTCCTTCTTGGAGAGACCGCCGGTGGTCTTTTCCGCGGTACCGTGGAACACTTCAGCGCGAGAACCAAATGTCTTCATTGTATATACCTTATGCTCTGAAAATATTTCTAATCTCCGAAATAGAAAGACCCTCGGATTTGCCTGGTAATTGTGTCTTGAGACTATCATCACCCAAAACCTCTGCATATTCCTGAGACTTGTTTACTTGTAGCGCAACGATGGATTCATCCACACTTGGATGCGTTTCATCACCTTTGTATATGAGCTTTTTCACATGGACCTCCCTAGTTTGACCCGTTCTGTGACATCGTCCAATAGCCTGGAGCTCTGTGCCTGGATTCCACGAAGGGCTCGTAATGTACACGCGCGAAGCACTTTGAATATTGAGACCCTGACCACCAGCTTTCACTTGGATGAGAAACACACTGTTCTGAGGAGCCCTGTTGAATTCCGCCAATTGTGATTCACGCCTTTCTTTTGTACATGTACCATCAATGCGAAACACAGGGCATTTCAGGTTTTCCTGTATATAGTTCATTTCACCTTTGAATTGACAAAACACGAGTGTTTTTTCATCTGGGTGTTGTTTGATGAGTTCAAAGAGTGTTTCCATCTTCTTTGACCGACCCGACCAGGCATCCATCTCTTCGCCGGTCTTCTTTGCCATACCATCGATATAGAGTTGAGGCCACACCATTGCTTGTCTCGCCCTAAGAAAACACTCAAGAATGTCCATGTTATACATGGTTGAATCACCGTGCACTTTAGCTCGTTTCATCATCTCACGAATCATTTCCTGTGCTTCGGAAAACACGTGTGCATAGAGCGCCTTTTCTTCGGGGTACATTTCGAGTTCCACGTTTTCAAAGTGACACTCCGGAATAGAATCTTTATTTTTGGTTCGTCGAATGATGAACTTTTCACGGATAGCCTCGAGGTTACACTGTACATCGACCTTATCTATACCTAAAAATGCACAAAGTGAAACGAAATCGTCAACGTGATTAAACACGGGTGTACCAGTCACGACCCATCTATGAATGGTCTTCAGTCTCGTAGCTGATTTAAAACGCTTTGAACGCCTGTTTCGTATCTCATGTGCTTCATCGAGTATGACTCGACCCCATTGTACCTCATGAACCAATGGCTTTTCCTCGGTCAAGAGACTGTATGGACAAATAGTGACGTCATGTCTTTCAAATTCGGATGCGTCTGTTGTTCGTTTGATTCCGTCATACACAAACACACTGAGTTCAGGGGCGAATTTGTGTATCTCGTTTTTCCATTGAGTCACGATTGATTTGGGTACAATGACAAGTGTGTTTGAAACACGGTTCTTGGTAATCACGGTCACGAGTTGTGCAGTCTTTCCGAGTCCCATCTCGTCACAGAGGAATCCGCCCTTTGGTGCTATCATGGCATGCTCCCTCTCGAGCATCCAGTTCACACCCTCTATCTGATGTGTATAAAGCTCCATATTGGTTTGATTTAGACATGGTGTGTGATGACTTAGGAACACGTTTTTCAGAAAAAAAATCAAGAAAAAAAAATTTTTATTTTTTACACTTTCTTTTGAAAGAAAAAAGTTTTGAAAATAAAAAAAATTTTTTGAAACTTTCTTTTGAAAGAAAAAAGTGTAAGAAAAAAAAATAATTTTTTTGAAACTTTCTTTTGAAATAACCAACTTTTCGTCATTAGGTTTGAAATCCTCTATTCTCGTACATTCCACTTGAATTTGAGTTTTTCAGTTTTGAAATCTTCGCCCGGGTTACAACCAACCTTGATTGGGTTATCAAGATTGTATTCTTTGAAGTTCACCACACCGTCTGTCTGTTCGCCGTTAAAACTTCCCTTGTATGAATGTTCATAATCACGGATAGTTACATTTTCACCTTTTACACATTTCCATTGGTCTTCCTTTTTTATGTCAACTTCTCCAGTTGCATCCAAAGAAAAATTGGAATCGAGCAAAACAGAGTGTAATATATCTGACTCACAATCGCAATTGTTGTATATGTATAGTTTAGCTTCCTTTTTTGATAGGTTTTCACCGATCAATTTTGAATCACTACCAGATGTAGATGTAGCCATTTCAATTTCCAGGTCCCTTAATATAGGCCCACTGTATGATTTTTTCTTTTCACCCGATTGTGTAACCACGACCAAAATTACCGTTAAAACACAAAAAACCACACCGATTATAATAAACATTTTATTGGATTTAGGTTTAATCTGTGTATTCATTTATATAATGTGATATAATAATATGAAGTCAGTCGTGTTTACATACGGTAGGTTTAATCCACCTCATCTTGGACATAAAATGATGATAGAGGAAATCATCAAAATGGCGAAACGCGAAAAAAAGACGCCTGTCGTAGTCGTGTCCCATAGCACAGGAAACAACAAAAATCCCATGACGGTAGCATCAAAGATACGTATACTAAAGACGTGGTTTCCTAAACTAGATGTGATATCTTCATCAAAGGAACAAAGTATAGCCAAGATTTCAAAGACATTCAAAGATGATTCAATCATGGTCATAGGACAGAATCGCAAAAACAGTTTCAAATTTTTGCCATTCAAGAAAGTATCCATAAACAGACCTAATTCCGCACCCTCTGCGACCGCTGCTCGCACCGCTGCAAGTGCAAAGAATGCGAAAACATTCAAAAAATTGACGGGGTACAACATACCTCCATCACTCACTCGTCTCTATACTCGTCGTCAGAGTCGGACTTAATTTCACACGGTGGGGGAGGCCCATCTTCCTTCTTCTTTCTAGGCGCCCGCGTTTTCTTTACCGGTTCTTCTATCCCATGTTCTCTGTGATACAAGACCTTTTGCCAAAACTCTTCCATGACCGGAAAGTACTTTTCGAACCATCCGCGATCACGTTTCACATTGACGACTACAAACTCTTCCGGTTTTGGCCAGTTAAAATCTGCGTTCTTATATTGGATGAAATCACACTCTCCTAGGTCAAGTACCTCCATACATAACTGCAATTGAGGCATATAATGACGAGGAACTTCTGGTAAAATTTCACGGGACATCGGACATTTGATTTCTACGAGCTTTCCACTCTCCGTGATACCATCGGGTGACCCACCGAGCCACGGGTGTTTGGGGTGTGGCTCGAGACCAATCTCGTGTACGACCTCATTGTGTCTCTGTTCATAGATAATACGTGCTTCGTCTTCGTATTTGTTACCATGTTCAGTTGCTGCGTTCCCAGTGAACGGCTTTCCCTTACCACACTTTTTGAGAAGAAGATCAAATGGTTTCTCGTATTTGTTTTCACCTATCGCCGTCGCACAGTCACTCGCTGTGAGCATATTTTTTCTCAAGTCGAGCCATTCTTGCGAACGCTGTTCTGCATACGTCTTTTTAATGAGCCTTGCGACATTTGGATGCATCTTAAAATGTATTAGATTGTACCTTTTAAGCGCTTAATCCTGTGTCTTAATATACGAGACGTACCCTCCGAAGATACACCTAAACGCCTACATTCGTCTATGAGTGCCTGTTTTGAATATTGTATAGGTAGTTTTGGTTTTCTACAAAGAAAGGATACCATAATAAATAATATGGGCACTGGTATCATTACTATTTCGGATAGAAAAAATATTTTGCAGCATTTTGTTCGGCTTGTTTTTTGTTCTTCGCGAATCCTCGTCCAAGAATCACGTTATTCACGTAAACGTCGACGTAAAAGATACCATTGTCGTGTGATATCACGCGGTAATCTGGAAGAGGGTGTCCATGTGTTTGACAATATCGCATGAGGTGGTCCTTGTAATTATCATCAACCATGATTGAATGCATATTTACAAGTTCCGGATTTTCATAGATGTTCAAAATGAACCTCTTCGCGTGTAACAGACCCAAATCCATGTATATCGCACCAATGAAGGCTTCAAACACGTCTTCAAGAATCTTTGGATTTTTAAACCACTCGTTACGCATCCCCTTCTCATCCATTTGGATCCATTTGTACATCTCGAGCTTCATCGCAATCTTCGCAAGTGTTTCGCCTCTCACAAGTTTCGTTCTCGCCTTGGTAAGAAATCCTTCTTTCTGCTGTTCATACCTATCAAACAGGAATTTCGTAATCACGAAGCCTAACACGGAGTCGCCTATGAATTCGAGCGTTTCAAACGATTCTAAGTTTTCATTCTCTTTTAATGCGGATTTATGTGTAAAAGCTTTTTGGTACAAATCTATCTTAGATATCTTTGTACCAACAAGGGTTTCGACGGATTCCCTGTCGATGATCATTTTATATGTTTAATGTATAATTTTTTTAAGCCGTTTGTTCGACCTTGGTGTAGTGTGGGCTCAAGAACTTTTGGAGGTTCAAGAACGTGACTTGCGTATCCGCAGGTGGGTTAAGAAGATCACGGAGCTTGTCGTCAAGAACAAGCACGCGGCCGTTGTCCGGGTGCTTAAGACCCTTTTCAGTGACGTAGTTGTTAATCGCACGAGTGACGAACGATCGGGAGACGAGCTTTCCTTCTTCGACACCGAGAAATTCACGGAGCTTTGGGGAGATAGCTTGTTCGCGGTTGAATCCGTTGTTCTTCGCACGAGACGCAGCCTTGGTTCCGTCTGGATCGTCTTGCTTCGCCTTGATCTTACGAATGATCTTGGTCAAAGACTTGACGTCAGAACGGAGCGCAGAGATTTCAGAGAGAACAGTTTCAAGAGACATCTTGTTTATGTCTTACTTAGGTATCACATCTTTAAGCTTGTTGTTTTGATATTAATATGTGATGTAATAATAACATGGACCAGAATGAATACTCAGCTGGGGTCATAAACCGATTCAGGATGAAAAAACTGTTTCACGGTGACCCAGTGTTAAAAAAGTTCTATGAATCCGATGATGTCTCGCGCTTCAGAGCAAGAATGCACAGAGTACACAAAGACAAGGATTTCAAGGATTTTGCAAGCGTCATCTTAACAGACGTGTTAAGATACGAACTCTATGCGGTGATAGACGAACTTACGGAATTCTTAAACCCGGTGGGTGACTTGATTCTTTCAGGTGGTGATGCAGTAAATTCATACTTGGAACCCACACAAAGAATCATGACACTCGATATAGATACAAAGTTCGTGCCCAGACTAAAACCAGACACAAAGTTTTTTGGTAAACTCCAAGCCGTAAAACTCCTTTTGTGGAATAAATTAGGTGAGGTCGCCAAACGTGTAAATACACGGTTTGCGAAACTCGTTCAAAACGGACGAGGAAAACCTGGTAAATTCATAGGTCTCGGTTTTGCAAACACGGGACCGTATGTCACGCGGAGATACACATTGATACCTAAGAAAAAGGATGCAAAAAAAGGACCAGATACACTCGCAGACATAGAGCTTTTCACACTTGATATGAAAGCACGCGTTTATTCACCCAAAACGGGTAGAATAGAACCAATCAATATGGGTGGTATACTCGATATAGCATTCATGCGCCCAGGTGAATTTGGATTTGAAGTCGGTGATGATCAAATACAAGCACTCGATATATTCAAAATAACTGGTAAGTATGTTATCGGTAAATTCGATAACATCAAACTTGCATCTAAGAAATTCTTGATTGAAGATTCATATACTATGCAAAAACTCGGTCTTCGTCCACCAGAAAAGAAGGAAAAGGACAGGCGGCGCATGATTAAACTTGCAAAACTCGTGACTCGTCGCAAAATTAACCAAACTGATTCAATGATTGATATCATGAAAAAGGTTGATATTCCACTTGTGAAAAAGAAAAAGTCACAGAAAACACACAGGAATATAAGTCCACGTAAAGCCATCAAAGTAAACCCCAAAAAATACACGAAATTCACGACAGCACCAGACCCAGATAAACTATCAAAGCAATACATCCATGGAATAAAAGCCCCTCACAATATGGGTAACTTACAAGGTTTTTCAAAAACACAATCTGATATGCGATTTAACATAGAAACAAACGATTGGAAGAAAAATACAAGACCCGCATACATAAAAAATGAGTTTAACTACAGGCCAAAACGCCCTCTTCCAATCCCAGAAAAGATAAAATTGGAAGAGACTTTGTATGGTTTCAAACCAGTCAGAGATTCATGGGTTCCAAAACCTGTTATACGTAAAGCGGCTATGATACCATTTGTAGGGGTTAAAGATTTGAACCGTATATGATGTATACAATGATCTACGGTACTCTTTCTAAGGGTGAAGATGGTCTCTACCACGTCAAGGCTGTGACCGACGAGAAAAAGCGTTGTTATGTCCAGGTGAAGAATGTCATCATCACAGAAGACGCCGACGACGAAATGACCTTTGATCTTTCAAATGCAGTTGGCGTTGAAAAGATTGAAGATATTCACGCACAGAACATCTCGGCTGCGAACGAGAATAGCGCGACTTGGTTCGGTAAACAACTTCCAGAAAAGACGATTAATAAGGTTTATACCAAACAGGATACATTGTCCGCTGAAAAGATTTCCGCCACAAAGGTTTTTGGTGCGGATAAACAACTCCTCTCAGAATTGAATGGCGTTGTCGGTTCCAAGTGTTCGATCATGCTTGAATATGCAGGGCTTTGGTTTGCCAAGAAAGCATTTGGTCCGCAATGGAATTTGGTTCAGGTCAAGTTGATGCCAGAGCCGAAGCCGGAGCCAGAGCCAGAGCTGGAGCCAACTCCAGAACCCGAGCCGGAAATGGAGGCATACCCAGATGAAATTGTGATTGAAGATGACGAATAAAAAAATTGTTTCTATATATAAATGAAGATGAAGATGAAGAAGGTCACCCCACGCCAGCTGCTCATCGCTCTCGCTATCGTGGCTGTGATTTATTTCATGATGAACCAAAACCGCGCTACTTACAGTGTTCGAGAACAAGACTACGCTATGATTGGTGGTATGGACGCCGTCGGTCCAGCGGGACAAGCCGGTATCGGATGTGAAATGAAGACGGGCACCGGTCTCGCCTCTTCCCTCTTGCCACGTGAGGTTGCGCCTCAGGAGGAATTCGGTGAGTTTGCCCCAGATGACATTCTCTCTGGCCAAAACTTCCTCGAACCACGTCAACAAACTGGCTACCCAGAAACAATCGGCGGCGCTTTGCGTAACGCCAACCAACAAATCCGCGCGGACCCACCAAACCCCAAGGAAGCGTTCGTTTGGAACAACTCCACCATCACCCAAGACACTATGCAACGTAGTTTGTGCGCGTAAACTTAAAGAAATAACGTATTAGGTATATATAAATGTCTCAAGTTCCTTCAGACGAACTCTCAAACAGCGTCTCTAAGTTGGTTGAATTAAACAAGCAAATTACAGAAGCCAGAGAAGATATAAAAGTGCTCACACAAGCCGAAAAATCGCTTAAGCTCCAAGTGAAGAAGCTTATGGTTGATCACGGTCTCGATGCCATTAACCTTAAGAAGGGGAAGATTTCAGTTCGAAAGAGTTCCAGAAAGACTGGTCTCAATAAGACCACTGTAAAGGAGGGTCTGGTAAACTATTTCAATGGTAATGAACAGCAGGCCGAAAGTGTGTTAAAGGCTATACTCGATAGTCTTCCAGTAAAGGAATCTACTTCTCTTTCCCTCACGGGCATCAAAGACAAGAAATAATGGTTTGGAACGAATATGCACACGCCGCTGAGCGCATGAGTGATAATGAATACACTGACGATGAAGAGTATGAAATCGAAATGAACAAACCACTCCACATTGACGATTGGGGTGGACATTTTGACGACGACTTGTGGTGGATGTGGCAATTGTTACAGAGGTATCTCGGTGACAGGTACATGAATCACCATATTCTCAAAGACGCGAAGTACCACGATTTTATTGAGTTTTGTTACCAATTCTCAGATCATAGAGCTATAGAATTATAATATACATATATTACAAACATGCTTCCAGATATTACTTCCCAAAAAGTGTCTGTTCCAGCCGCCCTATTCCTCGCGCTTAGCCCAGGTATCCTCCTCCGCACGGATGGTACCAGCATCAAGTTCCGTAACGGTCTTACTGGACGCACTGCCGTGTTGTTCCACGCGCTCGTGTTCTTCCTCGTGTACTCTTTGATCGCGAAGGCCATGGGTCTCGTTCTTACCCGAACTGACCTCGTCGTGACTACCGTTTTGTTCTTGGCCTTGAGCCCAGGTATGTTGCTCACCTTGCCACCAGGGTCCAAGGGTGTCTTCATGTCTGGACAAACCAGCCCAGCGTCTGCCCTTGTGCATACCGTCGTTTTCGCGCTCGTGTTCGCTCTTTTGCGAAAGCAATTTCCTCAGTATTATTAGGTGACCAACCATGAAATATTTGGTGATTGGTCCAGGTGCTATGGGATTTTATGCCATGCTTGGACACCTTAAAACAATAGAAAATCGTCTCAGTGATGTACAAGAAATTTCAGGCGCATCCGCCGGGTCTATTCTCGCCGTGATGCTCGCTTTGGGAAAGTCCATTGATGAGGTGATAGACATATCACTCAAGTTGAACATTTCAGATTTAGTGAAGGTGAATTTGAAATGTTTTTTACAAAGATATGGATTCGTAGACGTAAAGGCTATGCGTGACACATTTGTGAAAATTTGTGGGTGTGACCCAACGTTTGCAGAATTAGAAAAGAAAATATACATATCGGCATTTTGTGTGAACACTGCGAAGACGGAATATTTTTCGGTAGATACACACCCAGACATGAAAGTCCTTGACGCTATGTCTATGAGTATTGCCATACCGTTTGTGTTTTCGACTATGAGGTTTAATGGAAACACATATGTTGATGGCGGAACCACAGAATCACTCCCAATGTGCCCATTTTTAGATAAAAAGCCACACGACGTGTACTGTATAGAGATAAAATCAAGGTTGAAATACACTGAAAATATAGATGATATGCAAACATTTGCGCAGACTATTGTGCGTTCGAGTTTACATAACAGGTACGACTATGATACATCACAATGTGAAACTAAAATCATAGACGTAGGAGACATGGATATTTTCGATTTCAATATGTGTTACGAGGATAAAATACGAATGTACATGAAAGGTACCTCGTAATTTTTTATCAGCTTATATCAATATGGACGCGTGTGATCCAGGGATAAATATTGGAAACCTCAAAAGACTCGTGAAACAGAACACGGGGCTTGAGTTAGATCTCACACGCGAACAAATATGTGATGCGTACTCGTCCATCCAGGACGGTAAACTCCCTTTGCCACCAATGGTTTTGTCGAAGGACGGTAAGTACATGTTAGATAGAAAATCACCTTTGACTGGTAAGGACTTTGAAGTTCTTTTTGGTTCTGATTCGACCGTGTCCCAATTGAAACGTGTAGCGCGTAAAGCTGGACTCGCAAGTTACGACAAGATGACCAAAGCTGAAATGGTCGAGGCTATTGAATCAACGCTTCAATCTAAAAACATACGTGAACCAATCCGTTTGCACATCTCAGCACAACGAGCGGTCCGTAAAGTTTCGGTAAACAATAATAACAATTACCCAAACAACTTGAACGTGAATAACACGAATGGAAACGGTGTGCGTAACAATAACAACCTTCGTAAAATCGCAAACGAGTCGAACAACCTGAACCGTGGAAACGGGAACCGCAACGGAAACGGGAACAATCTCGCTAAAATTGCGAACGAATCGAGAAACCTGAACCGTGGAAACCTGAACCGTGGAAACGGGAACCGTGGAAACGGGAACCGTGGAAACGGGAACCGTGGAAACGAGAGGCCACCCGTCAATCGAACGACCGCGCGTTACGTGAATGCGATGTTGCGTAAACCAAACGCGAGAAGAAATGAAGATTTGGCGAGAGTTCTCTCAGCTGCGCGTAACACGGGTGGTGGAAGCACGCAAAATCTGAGCCGAATTATAGAGGCGGTCCGTCGAAAGCCGAGCACGGATGGTTCGACCGCGACCATGCTCAACAAACTCATGCGCGCGAAAACGTCGGGTAACTCAAACGCACTCCAACGCGCGATGAAGGAAATAGAAGAACTCAAACGCAGACCTGTAGCGGCCCCAGCGGCCCGAGTGAACAATAAACAACAGAAGCTCGCCGAACTCGAAAAGTATGCGGTAAACAAAGCGTCTAAGCTCGGTGATCAACGACTTCAATTCATGAATGAGGCACAAAAATACGTGAATGGCTATAAAAACGGAAAATTCAATTCTATTAGCGCTAAGGCGAGAATTACCGCAAGATATGAAGAAATATACAAGAAACAGGTAAAAGCGGCGAGTTTCAACGAAGGTGTATCAAAACTTCAAAGGGAAAAGGTAAACACTATTCAAAATACAAAAATTAAATCCGAGGCTATGGAACGTCTCGAAGAATACAAAAAGACTGGTTCTCAATCGGCGATGAATGACATAATTCAACTCAAAAAACTCGATGAACAGCTAGGCATCAGACAGGAAAAAGTTGATATCCTATTTAATAAAAATCGTCGATATTTAAACGCGGTGAGAGATGAAGTCCTAAAAACTAAACCCTATAACTTAAAAAATGGACTAGCTAAGCTTGATAAAATAATTGAAGAGAAGGAGAAGGAGATCGAAGAAAAAAAGAGAGATGGTAATATCAACAACCTGATTAAAAATGCTAAGTATGAAAAACTCGCACAGAATGAAAAAAATAAAGCAAGAAGGGCCTACATGAACGGTGGGTCTACGTTGAACGAAGTGAGAAGTGCACTCAACAAGTTGGTGGCGGAGAATAAGAAGAGAGGGGACAATATCAGCAAACTGATTACCAATGATAAGTATAAAAACCTCAATGCGAATGCTAAAAATAAAGCAAAAGAAAAATACATAAAAGGCATACTCACGTTGAACCAAGTGAAACAAGCACTCAACAACTTGGTGGCGGGGAATACAGGTAACAATAATCAACCACCGTTGAGTCTTAATAACATATTCGCCGGTAAGGTTAATAATATTCCTAGTCTTACAAACGCTAATCGAAATAAATTGAATAAAGAGAAAAACAACAACATCAAAACCAAACTTAAAAAGGTAACCGAGAGTAGAAATACAATCGTGAAGAAAACAAAAGAACGAAATGCCACAATAGCAAGTCTCAGAGACCAATTAGCGAAAGGTGGACTCTCAAACAATAAGAAAAGGGAACTTGAAAACGAGATCAAAAACGAAATGAGTAAAAGGGAAACACTCGAAAAACAACTTACTAATATAACTGAACAATTGGGACAGGCACAAAGAAATCGTGAGACCGCTATAGTACAAGCGAATGCAAATAGAATGGCGCGAAATGAAGCTATTAGTGCCGCCAGTGAAGCAGTACTGAACGTAGAGAGGACAGAAAATACATACAAATTAACACTGGATAAATTGAATGAACAAATAAATAAAGTTACTGAAATAGAAGCCAAACTCGAAGAAAAAACGAAACTAACCAATGCGGAACGAACGACTCTTCAAAATCAACTTTTTAAGGCGAGATCAGCACTTGCGATTGCACAAAAAGAGACACAAAACGCCAAAGAAAATGCAGAAGCCGCGGTCGCAAAAAGTCGGCGCCTCGTAGCTGAAGCGGGGGAAGCTGCAAACAAGGCAACGATGCACGCGGCTGAAGCTGAAAGCGCGAAATTGGCTGCACTAGCTGAACGTAACGACGCACTCGGTAAAAAGAAGGAAGCAAACGAAGCCAGAGAAGAGGCAAACCGACTCAGAGCAGAGGCGAACGCGGCGCGTAAGGTGGCTCAACAGGAGGCCGCCCAAAGCCTTAAAAATGCAGCCGAAGCAAACGCCGAAGCAAAGCGCATAGCCGCCAAATTGGAAAATGGTAAAAAAAAATCAGAAGCCGAAATCAGTGCGCTCAGGAATCAAATGCAGAATGCATTCAACAGAAGGCAAATAGAATTGCAAAATGTAATAAATGCAAAAACACGTGAGTTCAAGGCATATAAAAACCAGGCAAACAAAATCGTACGTAACGGTGCTACTAGAGAAGCCGACCAAAGAAATAGAATCAAGGCTCTAGAGAGTAACAGAAACAAATGGCAAGCAAATTCTAATAAAAAAACCGAAAACCTTAAGCTCGCCACACAACGACTCGCTGTGAAAAATGCCGACTTGTTGAAAAAGATTGAACAGATTAAGCAATCACAATCCAATATCGTGAGACTTCAAAAAGAAATGAATAACGCTAAGACTGCGTCTAACGCCGAAAAGGCCGCTCTCAAAAATCAGTACAATAAAGAAACACAAAATTTAAAAGAACAACTTGGAAAAACTGAAACCCAGGTGATTTCAGCTACCGAAAAATTAAAAGAAATTACATCTAGCAGAAATATTATATTTAAGGAACTTCAAGGTAGAAGCAATACTTTGGCCCAGACCAGAAACCAATTAACACAAACTCAACGCGAATTGAATAACACGAAGAGAATTGTGAACAGTCTCCGAACAAACCTCCAAAAATCCAAAGTGGTCGGCAAGTGGCAAGGTACCGCACTCGGAACACAATTGAGAAACACCCGAACCAAACTTAATAACGCCGAAAGAGAAGTTGGTATCGCGCGGGATGTTGTGACTGGACTCCAACGCCAGAGACAGAATCTTCAGGCTCAACGAAACAATTTACAAAGTGCAATGACAGGAAATCAAACGGCTTTACTCGGCGCACAATCTCAAATTGGGAAGCTTCAAAGTGAAAGAAATGCTACGAAAGGTCAATTGAAAACCACGCAAGGTAGACTCACGGGTGTACAGGGGGAATTAAACCTCACACGGGGTCAATTAAGGCAAACTCAACAAAATGTGGGTGGTCTCAAAAATATCAAATATAGACAAAATGTATACGCTTTAGTTAATATCAAGAACATCAATGGCAAACATGTGATGCGAGGTGGGCTCATTCCGGGAGCTGAACGAAGAAAGCTCAAAGATGAAATCATGAATCCAAAAACTACTATTAATCGATTAAGACAAATAGAAATAGACATAAGAAATAGAAAATACGGTGCGAACAGAGTCGCGAGAGAAAAACGTAATGTGAACGAAGGAGGTAATGGGCGATTTAATTTTATAGCGCGCGATCGGGGTACTCAAACGCGGGCACCACCGCGTCCAAACACTCTTGGTGCTCAAACGCAGGCACGACCGCGTCCAAACACTCTTGGTGCTCAAACACAATTATAATCTAACCCATACTATATGTCTACATATACCCAAGAACCCTGTGAATTCATTTACCGTGTCTCTTCCTTAGAAAAGGTTGTCGATGGAGACACGATAGATGTCACCATCGACCTCGGTTTCGATGTTTGTACCAAACAAAGAGTGCGTTTGCTCGGCATCGATACCCCCGAATCGCGTACCTCTGATAAAGAAGAAAAGGTTTTCGGTCTCCTCTCCAAGAAGAAACTCAAGGAATGGTGTCTCAAGGCTGTGGAATCTGAGAAGGATGATATAGAAATCCAACTCAGATGCCCAGAACGGGATTCGCGTGGAAAATTTGGTCGCATTTTGGCAGAGGTGTGGGTCAGTGAAGATGGTCAATGGACCAATGTGAATAAGTGGATGTGTGACGAAGGATACGCGGTTCCATACACGGGACAAAACAAAAAGGATGTCGAAGCGCTTCACATGGCGAATAGAGAAAAGCTACGTGTAGCTGGTTTGGCGTAACCATAAATTGGCTATCCACTTTTCACCAGATTCGACGGGTTCACCCCCGTGCATAGCTTTATCTGGAATTCGACCCCAGCTATCGAGTGTATCGAAACTGAGGACGTCACCCTTATATAACCTGTACGATTTTCCTAGTACTGGAAAACTCGTCGCTCCACCTTCATATTCGTCATTCAAGGCAAATATGAATGTATGTTTTCTCTTATTTGTGTGCGTTGAATCGGCGTCTTGGTGAGGTTTGTAAAATCCACCTGGTTTGTATCGAACAACCTGTAAACTTTCACATGTATCACACTCATCCACAAACCGGTGTATGATGTCGTGTATCTTAGGATCTTCCTTACCGAGCCATGCCGTTTCGCTGTCTCTGATATCCATATCTATGTGTTTATCATCGGAGAGTGTTGATTTCGAAAGAAGAGGTGTAGCTTTCTTCTTGATGTATTCACATTCTTCATCTGTGAGCACCGAATGAATCTTTTCGGGTTGTCTATATTTTGGTCTGAATATGATGATAAGTGCTACGACTAGAATTAAAAGAAATACTATCATCTATTATCAGCTAAGAAATATATAGTGAGGAACTACACAATCGTATCTCGCGTGTATTTGGCGACATACCCCATTAAAATACGTACACAACTCCTGAGCCGTGTGTATGATTTCTTCTTCTCTGTGTCGTTCAACTATCCATTGTCGTAAGAGGTCGCCACCTGTATCTAAAAACATCTGGTGTATATCACGTATATCATTCATTTTATCGTTGTACTTGTCCCTTTTTTGGAGTTCCCATTTCATGTATTCATCATCAATTTTATTCATGAGGTACTCTATTCGGAGGGACATGTTATCCTCATATATAAAACCATATCTATACGCTAATAAATGTTCAGTAGTTGTTACCACATAATGAAGACGCATGATCATAGGTGGTGCATTTTCATTGATAAGTTCTCTATACATAGGTCTACCACCACACGGTATGTCACCATGTTCTCTCGATCTCGATTGAAATTCGAAAAAATGGGGATTGTGAATTCGACCCTTCTCTATGATACCAGTTCTCCAATCAAATGCGGTTTGACACGAAGTACACCACATCTGCGCACATCCATCTATTTTGTAAATCATAGTTGAGCATTTTGGACACGGTTTTGTGTCCCTGTTTATGAGCTTCATGGTTTTCACAAGTTCTGGGTCACACGTGTGACCCTCGAGACATTCTTCGTTACATTTGTCACAAAAGGATGTTTCGCATATTCCACATTTCCACAAATCATCCAAAAAACCTCTGCAGTTTTCGGACGGACAACCTCGTATAAATGTAGGCTTTGTTTCTATTACCCCAAAGCGTATAGATTCTAGTTCTATTCTAACATATCTATGTGCATTCTCTAAGAACAGGGACATCGTGATGTAAAAATCTGAAAGTCCGTTATTTGTTTGTGTCGCATGTATATACCTACGTCTCGCCTTGATATACGTATTTGATATGAATTCTCTCAGTTTACCGAGTCGTTGGCGCTTGAGTATTCTCTGTACATATGGTTGTGTTTCGGGCATTCTCGCAAGTTCGCGTTCAAAGAGAATACGTTCCTTGTGTTTTTTGTATTCACAATTCTTGAAGCGTTTTGTACAAAACGAATCAATTATATCCCTCGTATATGCTTTCTTGCAACTCATACAGTGTGCATCTTCTGTGGTCGATAGAAGGTATGTTTGGCTACACGATCTACACGATTCAAAATCACAAAAAGGGCATGTTACTTTTTTGTGATTTGTTTTATTTAAACGTTCACAGCATACACCGCACGTCGTCATGTACTTTTAGGGCTCTTCTTCTTTAAACTATTGGGTTTGCCGGACAGGAGGCGCTTGACTTCAGTGAAAAGTTTCACATACACAGGCTTACCGACATTCTTTTCGCGGTTGATGAATTGTTCATAAATCTTGATTTCCTTATTGAGTGTAGTCTTACCGGTGTTAACAGCGTGTCTAGACTGCTTCACGAGTGCGTCGACGCTTTTCTTGAATCTAGGGCTTGAGGCAGAGGTTATGTTCCTGACGTCAACAAATGGGACTGGGGACATCTTACATTTTAGCGAGAATAAAATTTTATTCGCCCCATAGATAACTAAAAGATTTTGAAGACGAAATGCGTACAAGTTTGAATGGCCAAAAATTCCACATTGTACTTAAAACTAAGAGACATTTAAAAATAATGATCGAAGAATTTGCCACAGAAATATATTCTCAACTGGGACCGGGGTACAGCGAGAGAGTATATCATAATGCGATGGAGGTACTCCTCCGTTCGAAAGGAATAGCGTATGAATCGGAAAGGATCATTCCGATTCCATTCAATGGACATGTGATTGGTAATTTAAGGGCAGATATCATCATAAACAATGAGACCGTACTCGAATTCAAAACGATCAAAACCTTAAATGAGTCGGCTGAGGTTCAAGGTCATAACTACCTTCGCTTGACTGGACTGAAGACTGCGTATCTGATAAACTTTCCTCCGTTTCAGAATCGTTCTGTTGAGGTGAGACGTATCGAGATGCCAGAATGTAAGGAAATATCCGAGTGAGGTGTCTATATGTATCGAATGTTTCGTCGTAGTATTTCTTAGGATTTTTCATTTCTTCGTGGAGAATGCGATAAGCCTTATTCATGTAAAATTTTGCCTCTTCTATACAAAACTTTTCGTATTCATTCATTATACGTAAATATATCTATTTCTTTAAATGGTCGGTATGAACTCCCACCGTAGGTCGTTACATATTTTTTTCCATATTACATCTTGTTGGTACAATTTCTCTTTACTTTTGAGTAGTGGAAAATACTGTAAGTATGAATCTTCACTTAAAAGTTCACAAAACTTGTACAACACATAACTATACGATAAGAAGTTGCGTCTATTTGAAGGGCAGTTATCATCGAATGGCTTCTGTATGTCTTTAAACATTATTCGCAGACGCTCTTCAAGATCTTGTGGCATGTTTGGTGGTTTCACACCACTCAATATATTTGCAATGTAGGGTACATGTTCGTAATATTTGTTCATCTTGAGCTTCTTCAAAAGACTTCGAACGCGGGCGTGTGTGATTTCCTCGAGCGTTTTGATTTTCAACTTTTTGAGTTCATTTCTAAGTTGATCCATGACCTCCTGTGGTATAGTCGTCGTTTCTTGTGCTTGAAACTGAGATAACCATTCGTTAAAGTGATTTTCTCTTTTGTACGAATAATTCACAATCTTCTCGGATGTCTCTTGTTCTTCTCTATAGGTGAGCTCTTCACTTATGAGTGTCGCTATTATAGCGCCACACCCATCACACACCAATTCACTTGTGTCGTGAAAGTGAAATATATTACTCTCTTTACATGTAGTACACGTGTCTTGTTTCTTGGTTATTTTTCTATCTACATTCAGGTTTTCTACATCTGATAAGTATTCATTGAATATATCCTTTCTTTTAAGACCAGTCGTTATTTTACAATTAAAGACGTTATCCGTGCTCACTTTAGTGTCTATCTCTTCTGTATATTGCTTCATATACGGCATACATTTTATTATGTAATCCGACATTTCCCTTTCATATTCTGACCGGTTCGTCGGATCTTGATCCATGGAGTCTTTCCAAGCATCTATTTTGTTGTTATATCTACTTAAAAAATTTCCCTCCATATAATTAGTTAGAATGCTACGCAATCTTTTAACTACCGTAATCATATGGATTTACGATACTTATAAGAATTTCGTATCGATACCAAACCACAGGATAATGCATTCATCGATGGAGTATTTCATCGGTAGTAACAGTGATTATTCAGTAAAGAGTCAATTTTGGGAAAACGAATCAAAGAAATGGGATGGGCTCTTTGATGAACATTACGTAGAATCTAAAGATATGTCTTACAGGGGACACAAAACACCTAACAATGTCAGGAAAGTAATTATTCGCATTAAATATTGGTACAATGATAAGTTGTACAAATACTTAACGTATAACACGGGGCATGCATGGCCACCGGAACAAGCTGAAGATATGGTATTCAATATACCACTCGTGTCGGCATATCTCGTTGATGCAGGCGACAAACCAGTCAAAGATGTACTCAACAAAATTAAACGTTACGCGGGACCAAGAGGTGATTTTCATGGAGAAAAGGTGAAGATAAGCGATATGTTATATTATGACATCGAAACATTAAAAACTATGTATCCATCTATAAAACTAAAAAATGTTTTTGGTAAAACCAAGAACGTCAGTACGGTCGATGGTTACATTACTGATCTGACTGTGTTTTAGTCGCAAGATAGAATTTCAAATCTCCTAAATTGGCAACATTGTACTTAAGTATAAGAAACCTATTCTGGTCTTCTTGCATGATCTGTACGGTAGAACACATACTCGTAGCCTTTGTGAATATATTCATGTATCTAAGTGAATATATACCCGAAATATGAGGACTTTCAGACGTACATTGAATCTCAGTCTCTTGGCTCGCAAAGTCACCTTCACATTTAAGCTTGAATAGGTTACCATCACGTGTTATTTCTATATCCGTACCTATGTTGTACATATCTCTACATATGCGTTGGAAATCAACAGATGCCATGGGTGTGATTGTCGTCATATTCATTTCCGGAACTTCGATTTGATTTTCGTTAATATCGAGTAATTTAAGTGCAAATTTGGTACACGTCTTCTTGTTTTCATTGTGTATCTCAATTTCCATAAACTCACGGGAATTCATATAAATCATGAGAACATCGTTGTTCGTGATAGATTTGAGTAACTTAAACGTATTTGTAACATTTATACCTGCAACTATTTCACCTTCACATTCATAATCTTCGAAATTATCAGATGATA